TCACGGCACCCGCCGCTTCACCACCCCCACCGACAGCGTCGCCGCCGCGAGGTCGAACGTCGCGCCGGAGATGTTCCGGGCCATCACCCGCACTGTGTTGTTCGACCACACGGCTGCGTCCAGCTCGATGAACCGCGTCGACGACACCAGCGACGCTTGCGCCAGATCGCCGGCCCGCGCTCCGTTCACCGTGACGTCGATCAGCGCCGTCGCCCCCGGCGCCAGGCTCGGCAGATCCCAGGACACCTCGGCCGCAAACTCCCGCCGCCCTGAGCCGAACAGCGCCCCGGTCAGCAGCGGCGTGCCGTTCAGCACCGCGGGCGCGGCTTCCGGCAGCCCGTAGAGCCGCAGTGATTGCAGGTCGATTGGCCCATCGAAGCCGATCACACCCACCTGCGCATAGGCCACGAATGGACCGACGCGGATCGTCTGCCGCCGATTGAAGTTCGCATCATCCATCGGCGCGCCGGCGTTCCACCCCTTGGCGGGACCGTTCCACTGCATCGTGGTGATCGAGGCCAGCACATCGCCCGCGGTATCCTCGCGGACATTCCCGGCGCCATCGAACACCCGCACGAACAGCCGCCCGCCCGAGGCGCCGCTTGTCAGCCAATGCGCCAGGGCGAACTCCTTCGCCTGGGAGGTGTCGAGCATCCACCCCAGCCCACGGTTTGCCGCCAGCGTGACGGCCCGATCGGTCGGCGTCAGGTCGGTCAACCCGTTGAAGCAGAAATCCGCCATGAAGATCGCGGTGGTGGTCGAGGTGGCGATGGTGATCAGCCCCTCGACGCCCACCTCAGTCGCCGACTGCCGGAACGCCGCCGCGCGGGTGTTCGGCACGCCGGCCAGGAAGCGCTGGAAGCGCGACGCCGGCGCGCGGTGCCGGTTGATCACCGCATTGCCGCAGCGGTTCGCGGTCGCTGTGTAGTCGATGCCGACGAGGTAGGTGTTGGTCCAAGCGATGTCGTACTCGCAATCCTGCGCCCCGGCGGTATGCCGCGCCGCCAGCGGCGAGCAGGCCTCCATGCGCATGTTCCGCGCGATGATGGCAGAGCCCGAGGTCTGGTTCAGGAAGGGGATGGCGATGTTGCTGCCGGCCTGGCGGAGCTCGAAGTTCGGCGCGTCAAAGACGTGGCGGTTATGGTTGGAGTAGGCGCCGGCCTCATTCCCGAACCGCACGCCGAACCGGTCCTGGCTGGCGTTCACCCCCGTAGCCTGGGCGAAGTGCCCGCCGTAGTAGCGGATGGAGGTGTTCCAGGCCGTGGCGGTGGCGCACCAGATGTCGAGGCCGATGCGGTTGTTGACGATGCGCCCGAGCGTGAAGGTGCTGTCCTCCACGCCGCGGCCATCGCCCAGCGTGCGCATGCCGATGGTGAACCCCTCGACGCGGCGCAGTTCGATCTGCGAGGCATCGACGTTGCGCACGGTGATGCCGATGTCGGCCTCGGAGGACCAGTCGGAGATCGTCTGCCGGATGACGTTCAGCCCGGTGTAGAGTTTTTCCGCGTTGCGGATCGTGCCGCCATCGCCCAGCACCAGCACGGAGGTGGGCGCGGTGCCGGTGTAGCGGATGGTCCCCTGCATGATCAGGCCGCGCGCCCCGCCCGGCAGCGTGACGGTGCCGGAGACGTTCCAGGTGCCGGGGGGGATCATCGCGAACTTCTGGTCCGCGCCGGCGCGATCGAAGGCCGCCTGGATGGCCGTGCGATCATCGGCCACGCCGTCGCCCAGCCCGCCGAAATCATTCGGCAGCACCGCCTCACGATCGCGGAGGTACTTCGCGAAGTCGCTCTTGTTGAGGTTGGTGTTGAGGACCAGAAGGTCGTCGATGCGTGCCGGCATTTTTTCCGAGTCTCCGATCAGAGGGCGGTGGCGGTGACCGGGCCGGCGAAGGCAGAGACGACCCCCTCGGCCGAGACGCTCCGGAGCCAGTACCAGCGGGTCTGGCCCGTAGTGAGACCGGTGCGGTCCCAGGGGAGTGCGGTCGGCTCGCTGGCCAACTTCGTCGCGGCGGAGAGGCTGGCGCTGCTGGCCTCGAAGACCTGCAGCCGGACGGCATCGGCGGGAAAACCGCCCGAGAGCCGCACGTCGCCGGCAATGCCGGTCGCGGCCAGCCCCGAGGCCGCGGTCGGCACGAGCGCCTCGCGCCAGCCCGACACGGCGCCGCTCCGCGCCTGGGCCCGCACGCGAAAGGCGGTGGGCTCCGCGGTGGGGATGGCGACGGCCGTGGCGCCAAAGCCGCCGGCATAGCCCTGCCATACGGCGACGGAGGTGGGGCGGAACTCGATCTCGTAGCCGGCGAGATAGGCGGAGCCGACCGCCGACCAGGACACCGCGATCGCCGAGAAGGTCGTCCCGAGCGGCGTCTCCACCAGGATGGCGGCCGGCGCTGCGATCACGCCCGGGTTGGGCAGCACCACGGACGGGTTCTGCCCCGTCGCCCGCTCATCCGTCGCCGGGTTCCACGCCCAGACGGCGGGATCCTCCTCGGCCAGTTGCAGGTTCACCCCGCCATCCGGCGCTAACGCCCAGCCTGTCACGCGGGCCGGGAATGGCGTCAGGCGTTCCAGCGCCACCGTCACCCCATCCCAGGGCCGCAGGCGTAGCGCCGAGAGGTTCGCCTGCATCGCCACCTCGCGCTGGCGCCGGTTGCGCTCCAGCTCGATTTTCATCAGGCGCTGGACGGTCGCCGCCGAGGTGGTGAGCGGGAACTCCATGTCCCGGTAGATCGCCTCGCCGCCATCCTCGGTGACGTAGTTGCTGGCGAGCAGCGGCGGCGCATCGGTCGGCTGCCAGGCGGCGGCGGGCTCGACATAGACGGCGCGCACCCCGTTGAAGAGATCGCGCCGCGGACGCGAGCCGACGATGGTGACGTCGCCGCGCAGATCATCGGAGGTGAGCGTGGCGGCCGGCAGCGCCGGCGCGCCGGCATGGATGTAGAAGCGCCCGCCAGAGACCACGAGCGCGCCGGCCATGGCGGCGACCAGCTTGCGGGTGATGGCGATCTTGCCCTCGCCCAGCGTGACGGCGCCGTTCACGGTGTAGCGGCGTTCCGCGGTGCCATCGCGCCGGCCCATGATCTCGTCGCAGATGTTGGCGGCCGCCATGAGCGCCGGCAGGTCGATATCCGCCCAGACGGCGCGCCAGCCAAACGGCGAGGTCAGGTACCAGGCCAGGCACAGGGCGGGATTGTCGGACCAGGCGGTGGCGCCCGTGCGCGGGTCGAGGATGGTGTCCGCCCCCTCGACGATGGCCGACAGGCTGGGCGCGCCGGAGGGGAAGGCCTCGGGCCGGAGCTTGAGCCGCACGGCGAGATAGGCGCGTCCCTGGCCACGATGGGCGGCGGTCCATTGGCCGCCGGTGTCCGCGACGAGGTTGGCATTGGCGGCCTGGCCAGGATCGCCCAGCGCGCGGTCGATGCGCAGCAGGCCGGCAAACTTCGCATCGGTGGAGGCTGTGCCGTTGAGAAACACCTCGCCGATAGCGCGCACGCGGTGCGCGGCCAGCACCACGACGACATGCAGGAAGCCGTCGGCGCGTCCCTCGTCGTCGGTGGCCGAGTGCAGGAACACGACAGGGCCGGAGGTGCGGCAGCGGCCGAAGACGATTTGGTGCTCGGTGATGGGCTGGCGGAAGGACTGGGTGCGGCCGGCGCCGGGCGTGCGGGGATCGAAGCCGGAGCCCGGGCCGGTGTCCGTCCCTGGCGTGACGTTGGCGCTGCGGGCGGCGGAGGGGGACTTGGGGCGGAAGACCGCGGCCCCCACGGCGGACACCACCAGGGCGGCGCCGGCGGCCGCCACGGCGCCCAGGACGCCGCCGCCAATGACGGCGGAGGCGGCGGCCCCCGCGGCCGCGGCGATGAAGGGGATGGCGACGGGCATGCTCTGTCAGTCCCTCACCAGCCGATGCGCCACGCCACGGCGCAGGTCGTGATCGGCACGCGCAGGAGCCCGGCAGGACCGACGAAGGCGGCCCGGCCGGCGTCGAGCACGACGCCGAGGCGCTCGGGATCGGCGGCCAGCACCACGTCGCCGGCGCGGGCGAAGGGCACCGGTACACGCGGGTAGCCTGCGGTGTCCGCCATCGCGGTGAGGGTCGGGCAGTGCTGCCAGGAGGGACGCTGGCCCATGCAGGTCACCACCGCTGCCATGGCGAAGCGCCCGCAGTTCCAGCGCGCCGCGTCGAAGGGCCGATGCTCGGCGGCGGTGATGAGCGCCGCCAGCCGCTCCGGCCAGTCGGGCAGCCGGCCCGGGGGCGAGCCCATCACTGGATCGGCAGCCGGATCTCCGCCTCCTGGAGCGCCGGGACGAATTCGAAGAACCGGTCGCCGGGATATTCCGCCTGCTGGTCGGCATCCGTGTAGCGCCGCACCTCCGCCCGCTCGAGGTCCACCAGCCGGCTCTCGCAGGCGAGCGCCACGGAGGGCTCGGCGCCGTCCGTCACCTCCATCGTGTCCATCAGCCCCGCCCAGAGCGGAAACGGGTCCGCCACGAAGGCGCCCTGCGCATCCAACAGCGCGCCCCACAGCGTGACCGGCCGCAGGCGGTAACTGCGCTCGGCCAGTGCGATATCCACCACCTCCTGCGGCACCGGCGACAGGGCGAGGGTGAGCCGCACGGCGCGCAGTTCCACCGTCTCCTCCACATCCGAGATCGCACCGATGCTGCCGGCGCCCTCGAACACCTTCCCCGCCCAGTCCAGCGGGCCGAGCCCGGTCCAGAGGCGAAAGGGGCCGGTGGCGAAGTCGAGCTCGACCAGCACCACCGGCGTGGCGACCGGCGCCGTGGCGGCGGCGGCGGCTTGGTTGCTGAGGCGTGGGGTGCCGGACATGACTAAAGCGCCTCCTCCAGGCGGATGGTGACCGCGGCGAAGGGACCGGGGCGCGTCGGGTTGGCCGCCTCGTCATCCGAGACCAGCCGCATCGGCACGCTAGGCAGCGACAGGATCAGCGGCTCGCCCACCACCACCGCGGCGCGCAGTGGCGGCGCGATGGCGATGGTGGCCGTGCCGGCACCAGACGCGGCGACCGCGGCGGTGGCGATGTAGAGCCGGCCGCCGAGGCCAATGTAGTCGCCGGCGCCGACGGCGACCGTGCTTGGCCACCAGCCCTGCGTCACGATCGACAGCGCGCCCCGTGGCGCACCGGCGGCAAGCGACGGGTTGCCGGATCCCACCACCAGGCCGGTCCCGTCCGTGAAGATCGTGGCGTCGGAGAAGCTGTACGGCCCGGTCGGCACATCGCCCTGGCTGCGCGGATCGCCGGTGCGGTATTCCCGCCGCCAGTCCCAGATGCGGACGGTGTTGGCAGAGCCCGCCAGTGCGGCCAGCAGCCCGTCCATTACCCCGGCCTGAACGCGCCCGAGCGGCTCGAAGCTCGCCTCCGCCACCCAGCGCGCGCCCTCCCGCCGCAGCACCTGCGTGGCGCGGGTGACGGGCGAGACAAAGCGCAGGGTGTTGTGCTGCAGATAGAAGCTCAGCCGCGACGGCCGCAGCGTGGCGGGCCAGGCGTATTCCGTCATGCTGGCCTCCTGGGGTTCGACCACGTCTGACGAGAGGACAGGCTCATGGGGCGTGAATTCCCGCGCACCACGGAGTCATGACCATGCAGACCACCATCATCGATGACCGCAATCCGACCGGCCGCAGTGACGTGCTGGCCTACCGCATCAATGACGCAATTCGCGTCACCGGAATTGGCCGCACTAAGCTTTATGAACTGATCGGCAGTGGCGCGTTTCGGACCATGAAGATTGGGAAGCGGACACTGATCTGCGCCGTCAGCTTGCGCCAGTATCTGGCAGAGCGACCTGCCGCCGTCATCCGCGCCGGTCGCTGATGGCGAGACGTCATCCCCGCACGGTGGAGTAAGCGCTGCCGCCGCGGCGGATGGCGTCGAGCGTGGCAGCGCTGGCCTGCCGCACGATCTGCGCCGACAGCACCCGCAGCCGCGCCTCCACACCGGCATCGGCGCCGCGCGCATCAATGGTGATGCTCTGGTTGATGACCGGCCCACCCGGCGCCATGCCATTGGGCAGCACCGTGCCGCTGCGGTTCGGCACGAACCATTCAGGCCCGCGCTCGCCCACGATGTAGGGCTGGCCGCCCGCCACCGGCCCACCCTCGGCGCGGAACAGCCCGCCGAGCGCCGAGCCGATCCCCGAGAAGATCGACCCGAAGTCAAAGCCGCCCAGGCTGGAGGTCACCGCGGTGCCGAGCGGCTCGGTGATGGTGCGGCGGACCACGATGCGGGCGATGTCCTGCAGGATGCCCTGCAGCACCTTGGAAAAGCTCTCGCCCTTGATGATCGCGTCCTCGAAGGCCGAGGAGAAGGTCAGGCCGAGCTCGCGCGCCGTGTTGCTGGTGCGCTCCGTGGCTTGCTGCACGCGCTGCTGGCTGCGCTCCAGCTCCTCCAGCGCGGCATTGGCCTCGCGCGAGACGGTCTCGTCGGGGATGGGCCGGCCGATGCGCTCCGATCGCTCGACCAGCCGGCCGAGGGTTTCCAGGCGACGGGTGTAGCGCTCCTGGGCGTTCTCGTTGTTCTGGATCAGCCGCTCGCGCTCGCGGACGAGGTCGTTGATCTCGCGCTCGGCCTCTCGGTCCGGGCGCGGGATGCTGGCCACACGGCGAGTAGTGCCCTCGATGCGGCGCAGGGCCTCGTCGCGCTCGCGCAGCGCCAGGGTTTCGAGGCGGGTGCGGTCGGCGGCGGTGATGCCGCCCGCGGCCTCGGCCTCGCGCAGGCGGCGGACGCGGTCCTCATATTCGCTGTTGATGCGAAAGCGGTCGTCCAGCGCCTTGCGGAGTTCCTCGGCATCCGCAGCGGTGCGGCGGCGGCGGGCCTCGGCGGCCTGGCCGGCCGCGGCCTCCTGCTCGGTGTGCTGGCGCTCGCCGGCGGCCTGCTCGCCGCGGGTGATCTCCTCAGTGAGCTCCTGGTACTGGCGACGCAGCTCCTCAAGCCGGGCGGCACGATCCACGCCCGCTTGCTGCTGCGCGGTGCCGACCAGCCCGCCCTGGATCGATCCGCGACGGGGCTGGGAACGTAGGCTGTCACGGCCGTCGCTCTCCGCCTCGAGGCGGGCGATCTGGGCGCGCAGGGCCTCGGCCTGGGCGCGGCGGTCGGCCTCCTGCTCAGAGGGCAGCAGCAGGCCGGAGCCGCGGCGCACGCCGTCCAGCACGCGCGCGGCGCCCGACAGCGCCCGGGCAAGCGCATTGGACAGGCCGATCGCCTGGTCGAGGCGGGCGAGGAATTGGTCGGCGGCGGCGGTGAGCTGCCCGAAGGCGCGGCCGACCGACAGCGGCGCCCGCTCAAACTCGCCGTTCAGCCGCTCGACGGCACGCAGCAGTGCGGGGAACACCGTGTCGGCGGTGAGCTTGCCCTCGGAGCCGAGCTTTCGCAGCTCGCCGATGGAGACGCCCAGCTCGCGCGCCAGCGCCTGAGCCAGAGTCGGCAGGCCCTCCAGGATCGAGCGAAGCTCGTCGCCCTGTAGCGTGCCGGAGGCGAGCGCCTGGGCCAGCTGCTGGGTGCTGGAGGCGATCTCCTGCTGGCTGGCGCCCGACGCGATGGCGATGCGTTGGAGGCCGCCGACCAGCGTGGCGACCTGGTCAGAGGTGGCGCCGATCTCGCGCGCGGCGATCGAGAAGCGCGCGAAGGCGTCCACGCTCTCGCGCACGGCGACGCCGGTCTGCAGGCTATCGCGATAGAGGCGGTCGTAGATCTCGCCGGCGCGCTCGACGGAGCCCAGCGCGGTATTGAGCCGGCCCATGGACTGGGTGAGCGCGTCACCCGCCACGACCACGGCGCGCAGCCCGGCGGCGAGGCCGGCGATCTGCACGCCGCGGACGGCGACGTCGAGCAGGTCCAGCGCACGGGAGGCGCGATCGGCGCCGCCCTGGATGCGCTCCAGGCTGCGCTGTCCGGTTTCGCCGACCTCGCGCAACTCCTGCTTGACCCGGGCGCCATCGTCTAGCGACAGCCGGACCGAGACGCGGCGGGTGGCGTCAGCCATGCGTCACGCCTCCTGCGTCGGTCGAGTGGTCAGGGCCCGGGGGGATCAGGGCGCCGTGCGGCGGCGCCGGCGGCGAGGCCCATGCGCATGGCCAGCAGCAATTCGGCCGCGGCCCAGCCGGTGGCGCCCATCTCGCGGGCGGTTGCGAGGGCGGCCGGCATGTCGAGGTCGAGACCGGCCATGGTGGCCGTGGCGCAGGTGGTGCCGGCAGCCCAGCACGCTGCGCCCTCGACGCTAGCCGGCGCGTTGAGGGCATAGGGGCAGGCGAGGCCGCAGTCGCGGTCGAGGGCCGCGCAGCCGCGGCAATAGTCAGGGCCTTGGCCGAAGTGCCATTCGGCGCGGGCCCTCAGCCGTTTCCCTCCAGGGCTACGGCGGCAACCGGGCCGGTGGCGCGATCCCAGAAGGCGGCAGCCATCTCGTCCATGTCCATCAGGCGCTCGACCGCCTCGGGCGAGAGCGGCAGGGGCTTGCCGGCGGCGTCGCCGACGCCCTCCCAGGCGGTGACGGCGTGGCGGGCCAGCGCCTTGACCAGGAAGGCGAAGGCCAGGCCGCGGGCAATGTCAGGGTCGAGGTCGGCCTCCGCGGCCCGCAGCGCGCCGAGGCGACGGGCGGAGCCGGCCTGGGCGGCCGCCATCACGGCGGTGGTGACCGGACGGACTTCCACGCGAACGCCGCGCGGAAGGTCGAGCCAGTACGGCTCGACCGGGAGGTCGAGGGTGAGCATGGAGGGGTCTCCTGGAGGGTTGGTCTTGACCCGCGACCCCGCGATGGCCAAGTTGGCCATTGGTGTCGAAGGAGGATGTGCGGTGCCGAATGTCAGCCTGACGCCAGAACAGCAGCAGTTCATCGAGGCGCGTGTCGCCTCAGGCCGGTTTGCCAGCGCGAGCGAGGTCATGCGCCACGCCGTCCGCCTGATGCAGGAGGCCGAGGAACGTCGAGAGCGCTTCGTGGCGATGCTCTGCGACGTCAGCGCCAGGGCCGACCGCGAGGGGACCATTTCGGCCGAGGATGTGGATGCTGAGCTCAAGGCGGTGATCGCCGCGGCCAAGCAGCGCGCTTGAGCCCCGCGCGAGCGCGAATAGTTGCGCGGTTTACGAGAGAGGCGCTGGCCGACCTGACACAGGCTGTGGCGTGGATCGCCCGCGAGGACCCCGCGGCGGCGGATCGCTTGCGTGTCGCGGCGAACCGCGCAGCAAAGTCCATTGGCGAGCACCCGCTTATTGGGCCGGTGCGCACGGAGTTCGCGCCGGAGCAATTCCGTTTCTTTGTTCTCCAAAGCTTCCCGTATCTGATCGTCTACGAGCCCGATACGAAGCCGCCGCGTATTCTTCGAGTGGTGCACGGCTCCCAGGACCTTGCCACGCTGCTGGCGGACCTGTCGGGGGCAGGGAATTGATCACGCATACTCTGTTCCGGCCTGCTGGTTCCGCAGCACCGCGGTCATCATCCGCGTCGCCGTCGCGTTGAACGCGGCTCGGAAGTCAAAGCTGGCCTCCACCCCCGCTGGCCCCTCGATCGGGGTCTTCGCCAGCGCCAGATAGACCTCGTGCAGCGTGATGGTCAGGCTGCGGTTGGCGTCGATGGTGAAGGCCAGAGCGAACTCCGCCGAGGTGCCGGCCTGCGCTTGCGCAAGCAGCGTTGTGTTCTCGAAGCGCACGGTGATCTGGCCGGTGCAGCGGGCTATGCCGGGATCTACTCCCTCGACGCGGCGATCGGCACGGATGGTGCGCACCGCCTCCATGCCGTTCGCGTAGGTGAGCCGCGCGCCGGTGACCTGCGCCAGTGCCGCTGCGCTGCGGGTGATGGACCCCTGCGCCTTGTTGAAGGCGGTGTAGGCTGCGGAGGTCGGCGTGCCGCCGGAGGTCGCACCCGTGCGCACCGACCCCTGGCCCATCAGGCCGAAGGTCGCCGTCGCCGCGCCGGTCGGCGTGAAATCCAGCTCCAGCGTGTCGGCGCGCACGCCCGTGCAGACGTCGAAGGACGGCACATCGGGATAACCAATCTCCATCGCGTTGCTCGGCAGCGACGCCGCGCCCGAGCCGAAGGTGTGGATGAAGTTGGTGGCGCCGGTGGTGGTCGGCGCGCCCAGTAGGAGGCGCAGCCAGTGGCCGATGTTGATCAGATCGACCGGCACCACCGCCTGGCCGGCGACCGTCACCGTGTCGAGGAAGGGCGCCGCCGGATCGCGGTTGCTGCCCACGCCGATGACGTCGGCATCGAGCAGCGGCTGCTCGGCGCCCAGGTCGCAGGACAGGAACGGCATGCGCCGCCAGTTGCTGCCCGGCGCAGTGCCATAGACGGTCTCGGGGAGCATGAGCAGGCGGCAATTCGCGCCGATGGCACGGGGCATGGGCTTTCTCCTGGACGGGGATCAGGCCAGCGGCGAGCCGGCGACGGTGAACCAGAGAGTGACGGGGATGGCGGCGACGCGAGCCGCGGCGGCGCCCTCGAACTCGACATCCTCGAAGGACGCGCTGCCGGGCTGTGCCCATTCGACGGCGCCGCCGAGAGTGCGGCTTCCCGCAATCGCCGCCGCGATGTCCACCAGCAGCGCGTCGAGCATGGTGTTGCGTGCCGCGGGCGTGGCGCCGGCAACGGTGATCTCGACCTCGGCGCGGTGCTCGATCTGCCACGCGAGCGGGGAGAGGATGGGCGTCTCCTCCACCGTCTCGCCGTCGCGCACGACAACCAGCCCGCCGGCGGGGATGCGCTGCGGGATGGTCTCGCCGCGGAGCACGATCGGCGCCGGGTTCCGGACCGCCAGCGACGTAACGAGCCGGCTATGCAGCGCCGCGATGGCGGCCTCGCGGGCGCTCATGTCCACCCCAGCATCGACGCGAAGAAGCGGCCCGCGACCCAGGTGAGCGCCAGGCCGAGCGGGACGGCGGCCCACGACAGCACGACGAGAGCGAGCAGCAAGAGGAAGCGCGCGCGCATGGTCATGCCGTCCTCCCGCTCTCGCGCTCCCAGGCCGCCACAAACCGCCCCGGCAGGCGCCGCAGTCCGCGCTCGGCGGCACCGGGCACATCGAGCCGTTTGGCGAGCTTCACCTCGGGCAGGAGGAGGAACATCGGCACCATCCCCTGTTCCAGCAGCCCGCGCGCCCAGGCCTCGCGGCCCTTACGGTTGGCAGTGCCCACTTCGGTGACGCCTCCCGCCACCAGCCGGGTGCGACGCCGCCGCCCGATCCCCTCGCCCTGGCGCAGCGGCAGGCACCACACGAGGCCACGGCCCGACTTGAAGGGTCGGAGGAAAGCCTGGCCGGAGGCGACCATCTGCGCCGGCGTGACGCGCATGCCCTTCTCGCCCCGGCCCCGGCGTCCGCGCGCCGCGTTGAAGCCGGTCGGGATGGCGAGGAACCTCCCGCCGCCCTTCGCGCGGATCAACGCGCCGCGCTCAAAAGCATCGATGACGTTCGGCACCTTGGTGAAGACCAGCCCTGCCGGCCGCAGCGACTGCCCGCTCCGTGGGAAGATCATCGACCGCCAGGCATTGGCGATGCCACGCGCGTTCCCCGAGAAGGCGGTGGTGACCTGCCGTCGCAGCTCGGCCTTCACCTGATCGGTCTCGGCGCGGATGGCGGTCATGGCCGCGCGCTCGCCCGCACGCACCTCATCCGCCAGCACCTTGCGGAGATCGCCGACGATGGCGGCACCGAGCCGCATGGATCAGCGCCCGCCGAACTTGCGGCTGAGGATCCGCAGCAGCAGGTCGTGCAGCGCGGCATAGCCGAGCGTGCCGGCCAGCCAGGCCACGGCAAACAGCCACCAGCCGTCGAGCTCGAAGGCATGCGCGATGAGCCAGGCGCCGGTGCCGAGGCTGCCGCCGGCCAGCGCGTGCAGCAGATAGGCGCGGGTGAGCAGCGGCCGGTCGGTGGAGGAGAAGCGCGCCATTGCCCCGAGCGCACCCAGGGCGCCGGCGAGCAGCGCCTCGCCGACAATGCCGCCGATGCGTTCGGGGTCGATCATGGCGGTGCTCCTATCGGCGGCAGAAGACGCGCCAGGCGATGCAGGCGGCGTCGCGCTCGGCGTGCTGGACGGTCAGGGTGTCGGCGCCGAGGGTGAAGGTGTCGTCCGCCGCGACGCTGGGCAGCACGGCGATGGCCACCGTCAGCACGTCGCTCGCCTGGATGACACTGGTGCCGAAGGCATCGCCGAGCCGGTCCGGTGCTGAGCGGACCACACGCAGGGGAACTGGCGCGCCCGTGCCACCGGCCCGGTAGAGTGCATCCGCACCGATGTTCGGATCCGCGGCCAACGCATCCATGGCCGCGGCGAAGGCGCTCATGCTGGTCGTCGCAGTCGCCAGGCGAGCACGCCCACCACCGCGGCGATGATGACCGCGATGGCGACGGCCGGCGCCAGCGTGCCGAGCGCCTGGATCGCCGGTGCAGCCTGCGCCACGGCGGTGGCGATGCCCGCGGCGCCCACCAGCACCGCACCGCGCCCGGTGCCGGTGACGGCCGCCACCTCGCGCAGGGTCACCGGCGGCGCGGGCGGCACCCCGGCCAGGGTGAGCGCCCGATCGATGACGCCGGCCGGATAGCTCAGTCCGGCGCATTCGTGGTGGATGATCGCCTCGACCAGCGGCCGGAGGTGATCGTGCCGATGCAGGTCGATCGCATCGTCAGGCCCGACGCCGATCCGCCGCGCCACCACCGCGATGTACGCGGCGGTGTCGTTCTCCACCTTGGGCGCCCAGCGCTCGATGATCGCCCGCGGCGTCCGCAGCTTGTGCCGGTCCTGGTAGGTGACCAGCAGGGCCGCCAGCGCGCGGATGCCGAACTCGTGGCTCGTGAAGCGGCAGAAGCGTCCGTCCGTGGGTGGGTCGGCGAGGCCCTGCCATCTGTTGGCGGGGACGTGCTCGATGTTGCCCGGGTTGCGGTTGCGATAGCCCCGCGTGGCCTTCGAATCGATGCTCACGTGCCGAGCGCCGGCACGCGGTTGAGCCAGACGCGGACGGTTGTGTCCGCGGCCAGCGCCGCCAGGCTGGCGATGCCGACCTGGAAATTGCCCGCCGCCGTGGTGGTGATGCGCCGGTTGGTATTGTCCCAGAAGACGCGGGCGCCGGCGGTGATGGCGAGCGCCGGCTCCTTCGTGATGTCGAAGACGCCCTGGGTCGCGGCCTCGATGACGGCGTTCTGCGCACCATCGACGGCGGCGACACCGAACAGCGCGCCGACCAGGACGCCCTGGCCGGAGAGGATGCCGCCGGCATAGGGGACGGCGATGGCCAGGCTGTTGCCCGGCTGAACGTAGTTGCGCATGGGGATGAGGTCTCCTCAGAAACACGAAGGGCGCCCGATGGGGCGCCCCGCGTGTCGTCGTGTTTGTGGGAAAGAAGCCGGGATTAGGTCCCCGGATTGAACCAGGCGCCGCGCCAGTCGATGGCGCCGACGCCGAAGTCGAAGATCACCGACACCTCGACACCATCCACGCCCTGGACATTGCCGGTGGTGACCTGTGGCCCCTCGGCCCCGTTCAGGTAGCCATAGACGTAGACCGGCGCCGCGAAGGGATCGGAGAACAGGTACCAGCGGTTGGTGGGAATCAGCGGCTCGACCAGCGGCTGCACAAAGCCGGCATAGACGTTGGCGTTGCTGGTCTGCGTCGCCTGGACGGAGACGGTGAGCTGCCGCGCGGCGAGCTCCTGGTTCGGCCCGACCAGCAGGCGCATCTGCGAGCCCACCGCGATGGGCAGGCCGTCCAGCGTCCGCTGGCGCATCACCGCGGCGCGGCCGAGCGCGAGGTTCGGCAGGTCGAGCAGCGTGCCGGCGCCGGCCTTGTTGGCGCGGGCGGCACCGGTGGCAAAGACCGGCGCGGCGCCGGTGACCAGCGTCGGCCCATCGCCGTTGGCGCTGTTCACCAGAGCATAAGCGGTGGCGTTCTCGAAATCGGCCACGCGCCGGCCGATCATGCTGGCGAAGTCGGTGAAGGCGCCGAGGTCGTCGTTGACCAGCATCTGCCGCGTGACGCGGATGCGCCGCGCGAAGGTCTGCAGGAACACGAGCTCCTGGCTTTCCGACATGGTGCCGGCCTGGATTTCCCCATTCTCGGACAGCGCCACGAGGTTGGGGAAATCTCCCACGCGCAGGTGGCGGTGCGGCTTGAAGTCCCGGAAGTCGCGGCGGAGGAACAGCGTGCGGTAGGTCGGCTGCGCCGGCGCATAAGCGGCCAGCAGCATCTTGTTGGCCGCGGCCGAGAGCAGCGCCGGAAAGTCGCTGGTGGTGTGGAAAGCGCGCTCGGCCAGGATGGTCGGGTTGCGCGGGATGTTCCGCTCGCCACGGGCGCGGAGCAGTTCGCCCATCATGTCGGAGGGGCGCCAGCCCATGAACTCGACGTGGCGGCCGGCGCCGGCCCCGGTGCTGGGCGCCTGGTAGCCCGGCATGGAGCGGGCGGCGAGCGCCTCGGCCATGGCGTCGAGCAGGCTGGCCGAGTCGTCCTGGCCGGGGCCGGTCTCCGGGCGCGCCGGCAGGGAGGGGCGCGGCGCGCTCTGGGCGAAGGCGTCCCACAGGCGGCCACGCAGCACCTCGGGCGAGATGCGGTCGCGGATGGCGGCCTCGCGCATGGCGTCGAGCATGTCGGGGGTCACCAGGCCGCGGGCAGCGGCCAGCACCGGCTCATAGGCGGCGATGCGCTCGACGGCAGCGCGGTCCGCCTCGGCGCGGATGGCGTCCAGGTCGGGCGGGGTCGGCGCGGCGCGGGTGGGTTCCGGCGGGGCGGTGGTGGTCACGGGGCTCTCCTGGGGCGGGGTGCTGGGCGGCGCGGGCGGCGCCGGCGCGGGATCCGGCGAAGCCGGCGCCGTCTCGGGCATGGGTGGTTCCTCGGGGATGGTCAGGGCGGGTTCGATGGCGGTGGCGGGGGTGCCCTGATCCCCCTCGCCACGGACGACAGCGGCCGCGTCCACCGGGACGGGCACGATCGAGATCTCGTAGGGCTCCCAATCCACGGCGCGGTGGATGGTCTGGCCGGTGGCAGCGTCGGGTCGCGGCTCGTATCGATGCACCCGGTAGCCGACGCTCACGGACTGCAGCGTGCCGTCGGCGACGCGCTGCCAGACCGGCTCGACGTCGTCCGCGCCGCTGAACTGGAGCGTGGCGTAGCCGCGGCCGGCCTCGAGGCGGGCCGCGGTGACCCGGCCGAGCACATCCCGGGTCCCAGCGCGACGGTGGGTGTCGAGCACGGGCGCCCGACCCGAGCGTAGCGCGTCCATGCGCACCGCCTCGGGACGCATGTCGAGCTCCTCGATGATGGGACCGAGCGGGGGCACGAAGTTCCGCGCGCGGGCGCCGGTGGACCACACCACCTCGACGGTGCGGGCCGCGCGATTGACGGTAACGGGCGCGGCCAGGGCGCGGCAGGCGGCGATCGACTGCCCAGCGATGGGCAGTCGATCGGGTAATGGCGTGGCCTCCGGCGCGGGGGAGCCCCCGCCCGGTTCGATCGGCTCTGTCATGGGATGCTCCTGGGGCGGCGCCTTACGGCGCGGCGAAGCCCTGCGCGTTGACGTAGACCTGCGCGCCGGTGGTGATGCAGGCGACGTTCATCGCCGTGGCCGCGGTGCCGCGCAGCGGCGTCGGGAAGGTGATCTCGACCGGCGTCGGCATCGACGCCGCCAGCAACTGCCGCCAGATCACCGTCGCCCCATCCTTGATCACCACCTCGGTTGCGACCGTCGGATGCGCGTTGCGGAGGTCGATCGAGGTCACGTAGTTGCGGATGCCGGCCGCAGCCGCCGCCCGGAGCACCACGTCGGTGGTAGTGATGATCCCGCCCGCCGCGGCCGCGGTCTGCCAGTCGGCCTCGGGAATGGCGTAGGGCTTGGTGACCAGCGCGCCGATCAGCGTCGCGAGCAGATCCACACCACGCGCTGTCGTGACGGCAATCGGGTTGGCCGAGTAGCCAGTGGCGGCCAGCACCGGCACGGCGCCGGCCGTGTTGCGCGCCTGGCCACCCACCGGCGTGACTGCCGGCGGGATGGTGCTGAGCACGTTCACGCCCAGCCCCTGGCCAGCGACCGACTGGCCGCGGCCGGCGGTGATCTCCGTCGTCAGCTCGGCATAGTCGGCGATGGTGACGAACTGGACCCTGATGTCGGTGTTCGAGGCCGGCGCCAGGTTGCGGCTGACCGAGGCCCAGCCAGTGTTCAGATAGGCGCCGATGAAGGTTGAGCCCACCAGGTCAAAGCTGTTGGCGTCGATCACCGTGATGGTGAAGCTGCCATTCGCCCCGGGCACGCCCGAGACATCGGCGACGGTCACCACGTCATTGGTGGCAAAGCCATGCGCCGCGCGGGTGATGCGCACTGCGCCACCGCCGTTGTTGGCCACCGCCGAGATGCCGTTGATGACCTGCCGGTTCCGCACCCGGATCCGGAACCGATACAGCGCATTCGGCTCGGGAATCTGCTGGTGGCGAACATAGGAGTTCGAGCGCGCTGCCGTGGTGTCGAGCAGCCGGCCGTGGAAGTAGCACTCGTCGTTGGTCGGCTCGATCTCCAGCACGGACCAGCCCGCGGGCGCGGTGGTCGGGATGGTGCTGCCCGAGGCGCTGCCCAGGCGCGGCGCGCCTTCGCTCCCCACCTCGTAGTTGGCGAGCGTCGGGCTGGCGCCATCCAGCCGCCAGGCCGCGGCGCTGCGCCCATCCGGCTGGGCGGTGGTGGGATCGATGCTGACGAGCTCGAGCCACACCGACTGGCCGACGATGCGCTGGCTCATGTTCACCGCCACCATGACCCGCAGCGGGATGGTGAAGGTGGTGCGGCTGGTGAGCGTCAGCTCATCGTCGAGCGTGGTGCCGGTGGAGATGGTGACCGCACCATCCGCCACGGCGTGAGTGATGCCGCCGCCGGTGGCCGCGATCTCCCAGCGGGCCGGGTTGATCTCGGTGCCGTTGAAGCTGTCGCGGAACTTCTTCTGCATGCTCTTGATCTTGAGCATGTCGTCGGTCCAGTCGTAGGCGCCTGCGATCATGGCTGTGCTCCTGGGGCAGGCTCCGCGCGCGGCGAGGCGGCGCCGGTGGCGGCGATTTCGATGGCGGCGAGCTGCGCCGCGTCCTGGGCCGCGCCGGACTTCGCGACACGACGCGGATCCGTGTCGAGCGAGAGGCCCGCATCGTCGAGCAGCTTGTTCGCCTCGCGGACCATCTCGACCACCTGGCGGAAGTCGTAGCCGAAGGCGCCGACTGCCTCGGGCTGCGGCACAAAGCCGGCGCGGACCTGCGCGATCAGCGCCGTGGTGTCTTTCAGCGGGTCGATCATCTCGTGTGCGGGCGGGACGTGGGAGAGGCCCTCCGGCACATCGGCGCCCCATAGCCCGAGCAGCGCGCCCTGGGCGTGGAAGCGGTCGGCGATGGGCCGCACCAGCATGGGGATGAGCATCCCGTACTGGACCTGCTCGCAGAGGCGCCGGAACTCGATCTTGCCGGCGCGGAGCGAGGAGTAGTTCGCCTGGGTGAGGTCGCCGGCCACCTGGTCGTAGGTGAGACCCGTGCCGACGGCCGATGCCTCGAGGGCTCGCCGGGCGAAGGCCGCGTGGGAGCCGCCGCCGGAAGGGTTCACCACCTCCACCGAGCCCATGCCGCGGCGATAGAGGATCATCCCCGGCTCGAAGCTTTCCACGGTCCGGCCTTGGGCGTCCCGCAGCAGGCCGGATGCTGGCCCGGTCATCGCCTCGTCGCCATCCTCAGATACGACGGCCGCCAGGCAGGCCTCGATCTTGGCCTTCATGAGCAGCGCGGCCTCATAGTCACCGAGATCCCGGAGGCGTGTCAGCACCGGGGCGAGCCAGGAGACGTCGCGCAGCTGGCCAGGGCGGCGCTTGCGATAGATGTGCAGCACGTCGCGAGCAGGGACGCGCTGGCTGCTCAGCCACGTGGCGCCGCCCGGCAGAACCCAGGACGCGCCGGGATGCACGCGGTGCAGCCAATAGCCGACCGGCTCCCCCGCCTCTCCGAGGCCGATACCCTGCAGGGTGGGGACGCCGTCGAGGACGCCCTGGCGCGCGGCGTCGAGGTGGTCGCTCTCCAGCACCTGGAGCCGCAGGCCGATCGGGTTGGTCGGCGTGATGTCGGCCGGCAGCATGCGCACGAAGCATTCGCCACTCTCGACGACCGCACGCATGACGAGCGCCTGCAGGCCGTAGAGGTCGAGCCGGCCCTCGGCATCGCAGACCGTGCTGTCGGACCAGCGGCGCCAGGCCTCGGCGTGCGGCTTGTCCGGCCAGCGCGTCGTGATGCCCGCACCGACCGCGTTGCCGGTCCAGAGATCGACGATGCGGGCGGCATACGGGTCGTTGCGGACGGCGTCGCGGGCGCGGCGCGCGACCGTGGGAGCGGCGGCGCCGACCTCCGCCGTGGCGCTGCCGCCGGACGCCGCCCAGCTTGAGGCGCGGCTGTCCTGCGCGGCGGCATAGCCACGGAGCGCGTGCCAGGCATCACGGATCCGGCCCATCACTTGCTTCCCTCGCGAGAGAAGCTGGCGAAGGTGACGCTGGGCCGACGTGCGGCCGCGTTCTCGGCCGCGTGCAGCACCGACAGGGCGCGGCCGAGCTCATCCAGGGAGCGGTATTCCACGGTGCGGCCGTCGAATGTCACGCGCGTGGTGCCGCCCGTGAAGGCGGCGGCCAGCACGGCGGCACGGGTGCCAGCCGGCTGCGCCATCGCCCAGGCGAGGACGGTCGGGTCCATGCTCGTCCTCCCTTTCAGCGAAGCCAGCCGTTTCGCGACGCGAGCCAGCCCCGCGGGCGCTGGGTGTCCGACGCCGCCTGGGGCGGCACCGCCCCGGTTGTCGACGCAGGTGGCACCGCCGCAGGTGCCGATGGTGATGCCGCGAGCGGTGCATCCGCCGCCTCATCCCGCAGCCGTGCCCAGAACTGCTCGCCATAGCGATCGGCGCCCAGCAGCCAGAGCGCCGCACGCGCCAGCACGGCGCAGTCCAGGGCCTCATTGCGTTCCCGCAGCTTGGCCCATTCCTGCCGGGCAAAGCCGCGCCGGTCCTTCGTGGTGCGCAGCTGCTCCGCCACCAGCTGCTTGACCCACTCGACCTCGATCGCCCGCGGCAGATGCACCCAACCGGGTGGAAGCTCCTCCGCGTCGCCGCGGCCGAGCCAGAGCCGGCGATAGAGATCGGCCTTCCAGGTCGAGACCGAAACGGTCCAGAGTTTGAGGCCACGCCGCAGCTTCTGGCCGTTGACCAGCGCATCCACCGGCGTCGGGCCCTGGACCGGCTGCGCCCTGTTCCAGCCATCGATGCCCTTGGTCGGCGCGATGCGTGGATCCCGCAGCCGGCGGAGATGCCCATAGACGGCGGCGGTGTCGCGGCCGCCGGTGTCGACGCAGAGCCGGGCGATGCGCATCGCGCCGCCGCCATGGCGTGGCCAGTCGCGCGCCAGTAGCTTCGCCAGGTCATCCCAGGGCTCCCGGTCCCGCGGGCTGCCGGGGATCACCACGTGATCCACGAGCCAGGAGGAGAAGCCCTCCGCCCAGCCCCAGACGTCGCATTCCAGGCGATCGTCCTGGACGTCGACGCCGGCCGTCAGCACCAGGGCGCCGGTGGGTACGACGCCCATCGGGAAATCCTCGCGGCGCTCGACCAGCCGCTCCCAATCCGGCGCCTCGCCCTGCTCCTGCCAGGTCTCGCCCAGGACTGTGTTCTTGAAGGTCTTGATGTCCTCGGGCTTGCCCTGGGCGGCCTCCCAGTCACGGGCGATCTGCTCCCAGGAGAGCCAGCCCACGGGCGAATACAGCGCCGAGATATGGAAGCCGATCGTGTGCGGATCCTGGCCCTCGGCCGTTGCGCGCCACTCTCCGGCACCGAGCATCGCGGTCTTGTCGTGCTCTTGCATCGGGTGGTCACAGGCGGTGCAGTGATACCGCGCCGTCTCGGGCGCACCCTTCTCCCAGAGCAGCCGCTCGAAGCGCAGCCACTGCATCTCGCCGCATTCGGTGCACGGCACGAAGAACCGCCGCTGGTCGGAGGCCAGGTATTCCCGCTCGATGCGGCTGCGGCCGGCGATGGTGGGCGTCGAGACCAGGAATGCCTTGCGCCGCCAGCCGAAGGTGCGGGCGCGCGCCTCGGCAAGCGCGATCGGATCACCCTCGCCGGCGACGTCGCCGGGATAGGCGTCCACCTCGTCCAGGAAGAGGAACCGCGCCGTCATCGAACGCAGCCCGACCGCGCTGTTTGCCCCAGTCAGGACCAGGATGCCGCCAGGGAATTCCTTTGACAGCATCGTGTTGCCGCTGTCGCGAGCCCGGGCTGGTGCCACCCGCTCCCGCAGGGCGGGTGTTTCCTCCAGCAGTGGGTCGATGCGCTGGCGCGAGAAGCGCTTGGCCAATTCCACAGTCGGCTGCACCGCCAGCGCCGGCGCCGGCACGTGGTGCATGATGTAGCCAAGCCAGTTGTTTCCGCTTTCCGTGGCGCCGACCTGCGCGCCCTTCATGAACACGACGCGCCGGGCGGGATGCACCGCCGACAGCGCGTCCATCACGTCCTTCAGATACGGCGTGCGGCTGGTGCGCCAGGGGCCGGGCTCCGCGGAGGCGCGGCTGCCGAGCATGCGATGCCGCTCTGCCCATTCCGAGACGGTGAGCTGCGGCGGTGGGCGCAGCATGGCGCCAACACGCCGGCGCACATGCTCACGGCTGCGAAGACCGGTCCCCTCCAAGGCCTGCTGGATCGAAGCGATCGGCCGCCTCCGTCAGCAGGTCGTTGATGTGGCTCTGCAGGATCGTCTGCAGCAGATGCGGATCGACGTTGATTTCGGCGGCGATCAGGCCAGAGATGCGGGCTGGCCAGTTCAGCAGCGCGTCGCGCATCGTGCTGCCGATCTCATCGAGCGCGGCATTGGCCTCATTGACGTCGACCAGGCGGCGCTTGGTCTCGTCCAGCGAAAGGCGCTGCGCTTCGACCTTCAGGGCCAGCTGCGCCACCTTCAGCCGGGCGAAGGGCGTGCCATCAGCGGAGGCAGCCAGCGGCGAGCGGGCGGGATCGGCGGTCTCCGTCAGGCGGCGGCGGGTCTTGTCGATGTCCCACTGACCGTCCGGCTCGCGGGCGATGCGACCAGACCGTTCGGCCTTGTGAATGGCGGTGTCGCTGACGCCGAGGCGACGGGCGGCCTCGCGGGTCGAGGCGGTCAGTTCCGGCATGGCGGCGACCTCCCGCCGCACGTGATGGTCATCACGAGCGAGGGCCTGCTACCGTCCGGCGGCGGGCCCTCGACGTGTCCGGCTCCGTGGTCAGGCCGGCAGGTGGTAGATGGTGAAGGAGCCCTTCGCGCCCGTCTTGTTGGGGCCGACCATCCGCTCGCGCGACTTCACCTCGACCGCGTGGCCCTTCTTCTTTAGGCCGGCGAAGAAGCCGCGCACCGTGTGCTGCGCCCAGCCCGTCGCCTCGGCGATCTGCGCGACCGTCGCGCCCTCGGGGCGGCGCAGCATGGCCCGCACCTGCTCCTGCTTCGTTCCTTCGCGCGGCTTGCGCGGCGCGCCGGCCTCGCGCTGGGTGCGGGCAGGCTTGCCGGCAAGCAGGGTGCGGAGGGCCGCGATCGGCGCGTCCAGGGCGCCGATCAAGTCGCCCTCATGGGTCCCAAAGCGAGCCGCTTGGTCGTCCCAAGCGGCGAGGATGGCCGCGGCGGTGTCGCGCAGGTTGGCGCGCGGGGTGGCGCCGCGTGCGGCGAGGGCCTGGTCGAGAATGGCGATTTCCTCCGCCAGGGGCGCGCCCTGGGCCGGTTCGGGCGTCGGGGCGTCTTGCCCGTGCGGCGTCGGGTCCTCCGCGCCCGGGGGCGCCGTGTCGGGCACGCCGCCCCCGATGCCCGAGCAGCCGGGCTCGCCGGCCGCCACATCGCCCTCGTTCGGGTCGATGCCGATGGCGCGCAGCCCCTCGTCGGTGATGCGGGCCACGATCCAAGTGCCGTCGTCATCCTGCCGCCAGCCGAGGCCGACGTGCTCGCGCGGCGCGTTCATCTCGGTGAGCAGGTTGTTCTTGATCAGGCTGCGGAAGACCGCGTTGCGCGCCGCGGCCGGCAAGGTCTTCGGCGCGCGGGCGAGGCCCATCTCGTGCTGCGCGGCGGCGCTTAGGATCACGCGCTGCGTGTCGGAAAGCTTTGGCATGGGGGTCATTGGGGTCTCCGGGTCCAGCACCCGACGATCCGGGTGCTACGACCCCGAGCCCCGCAGGCCTGGCCTGCCGGGGCGGGCGCGGCGCCGGGTGGCGCTGGCTACGCCGCGTATTCGCCGCGGCGGAAATGCTGGTCCGCGATGTCCTTCAGCTTCGCCGTGGCATCCGAAAGCCAGGCCGCTTCGCCCCAAAGCACCGTCTCGGGATCCGCGCCGAAATGGTCCTCGCTGGCTTGCGTGAGTTCCGCGAGCAGGGCGTCGAATTCGGCCTTCTTCGCGAGGAAGGCGGCCAGGCTGTTTTCCTGGTTGCGGGCGGCGCGGGCTTCGCGGTCGGTCATGGTTGTCTCCGTCTTGGTGCAGGGCGGGGTGCTCTGCGTGTGACGGACCATTCGCGCTGTGCCGCGCACGAGCCAAGCAAGATGGAGCGGAGCGGAATTGCTATGTTTCGGCGGTCTGGATCACATCATGATCGACGATGCCGCGCGCTGCGGCGACATCGGCAAAGATGCGATCATCACCCTCCAGCACGGCGGCTTCACCGGTCGCTTCCTGCCAGCGCCGCACGATGACATCGGCATAGGCGGGGTCGATCTCCAGCAGCACGGCGCGACGGCCGGTGCGCTCCGCCGCAATCATGGTGGTGCCCGAGCCGCCGAAACAGTCCAGCACGGTGTCGCGCGGCTTGCTGCTGTTGCGGATGGCGCGCTCGACCAGCGCGACCGGCTTCATAGTGGGGTGCAGGTCGTTCCGCGCTGGCTTGTCGAAGTGCCAGACATTCCCTTGGTCACGCGCACCGCACCAGTAGTGCTGGCTACCGGCCTTCCAGCCGTAGAGCATCGCCTCGAACTGCTGGTGGTAGTCGGCACGGCCGAGGGCGAAGGTGTTCTTCGCCCAGATGATCGTGCTCGACCATTTGCCGCCAGCTTCCTGCCAGACGCGATGCAGCGTTGGCCATTCGGACGAGGACATGCAGACGTAGCAGGCGCCCTTCGTGACCGTGAGCAGGTTGGCCAGCGCGGGGCGGAGGAACTGGGGAAAGCCACCGCCGAGCGCGTCGTTCGCGATAGTCATCTTGGCGGCCGTGCCGCCCTCGTAGGCCACGTTGTAGGGCGGATCGACGAAACCCATGTCGGCCAGGTGGCCAGCGCCGAGGGCGCGCTGCACGTCGGCCAGCTTCGTCGCGTCACCGCAGAGCAGGCGATGCTCCCCGCAGCGCCAGAGGTCGCCCGTGCGCGTGACCGGCACCACGGGTGGCGGCGGGGCGTCATCGGCATCATCGCCGAGCCCCGCGTCCGCGGCTGCCAGCAGCCGATCCAATTCCATGCCGGAGAAGCCGAGCACGTCCAGGTCGACCACCGCCTCATCGCGGATGCGCGCGATCTCCGCCGCGAGCAGCGCCTCGTCCCAGCCGGAGTTGAGCGCGATCTGATTGTCGGCCAGGCGCAGCGCACGCGCCTGCGCCGGCGAAAGATGGCCCAGCCGCAGCACCGGCACCGAGGCCAGCCCCAGTTGCTTCGCCGCCATGACGCGGCCGTGGCCAGCGATCAGCACGCCTTCGGCGTCGACCAGCACCGGGTTCACGAAGCCGAACTCGGTGATCGATGCGGCGATCTGCGTTATTTGCGAGGGCGAATGCGTGCGCGCGTTCGCGGCATAGGGGACCAGTGCCGCCACCGGCAGTGCGGAGACGACGAGGTCAGGCTGCATTCGCGGTGACCTCCGTCCGCGCCGCGGCCACGGCGTCGTATTCGCGGCCATCGTCCGCCAGTGTTACCGGCATGTCGGGATGCAGCATGCGCCATCGGGCCACTGCCAGGTCGACATAGGCTGGCGCCAGTTCGATCGCCCGCACACGACGTCCGGTGTGCTGGCCTGCCAGGACCGTTGTCCCGCTTCCGCCGAAGGGCTCGAACACCACCTCACCCTCGTCGGTGTAGGCCCGCATGAGGAACTCGGGCAGCACCACCGGGAAGACCGCGGGGTGCTCCGTCTCGATGCCGCGGCCCTTGTGGCGGGTCAGGCGCAGCACGTTGTCGGGGATCCGGAAATCCTGCACCGGCAGGCCGGCGTGCTGGTACTCGGAGATGGTTCCGTCGGCGGCGCGCAGGCCGCTGCCCTTGTTTGGCGTGCCGGCCCATTTGCACGGCACGATCTTGTTGGCCTGGCGTGCCTGGCGGTTGAAGTGGAAGACGAACTCGAAGGCCGGCGCCAGCCGCCCATTCCAGTCACCCGGCAGGCCGGGGCCCTGATCCCAGGTGTAGAGGCCGAACCGGCGCCAACCGCGGGCGCGCATCCAGTCGAGCCAGCCGGCCCAATACGGGATCCATTCGCTGTCGCGATGGATCAGCCCCAGGTTCACCAGCACCTGGCCGTCCGGGCGCATCGCCACGTCGAGATGCTGGAAGACGCCCTGCATCAGCGCATCCCAATCCGTGACGCCGCCGGTGGTGTAGTCGCGCTGGTTCCCATAGGGCGGGGAGGTGAACAGCAGCGCGGCGCGGTCGTCGCCCATGACGCGCGCCACGCTGGCCGCGTCGGTGCTGTCGCCGCAGAGCAGGCGATGCTCGCCAAACAGCCAGAGATCGCCGGGACGGGTGACGGCCTGGCGCGGCGGCTCCGGATCGGCGTCGGCGGGGTCGTCTGCCTGCGCCTCCTCCGCACCCGCCGCGCCAGTCGCGCCGCCCCCCTCGGCGGGATCCGCGGACAGAGCCTCGGGCGCGTCGCCGTCGGACACGGCATCTCCAGCCGCCGCGAGGATGTCCGCGAGCTCATCCGCCGAGAAGCCGAGCGCCGCCAAGTTGAGGTCCGGCCCCGCCTGCACTGCGGCGAGCGCATCGCGCAGCAGCGCCTGGTCCCAGGTCGCGTTCTCCGCGATGCGGTTGTCGGCGAGCCGTAGCGCCTCCTTCTGCGCCGCGGACAAGTGCCGCAGCACGATCACCGGCACCTTGGCCATGCCGAGCGCGGACGCGGCCTCGAGGCGCCCGTGCCCGGCGATCAGCACGCCGTCCTCATCGACCAGCAGCGGGTTGGTGAAGCCGAAGGCCAGCATGCTGGCCTTGATCTGCTCCAGCTGCTCGGCGCTGTGCACGCGCGCGTTGCCGGCATGCGGACGCAGCTCCGCCACCGGACGCAGCAGGATCTTCGCCGCCATCCAGGGGAGCGTCATCGGGCCATCCGGTTTGCAGGTGGTTTGCAGGGCCGCGGTGCGGCGTCGGTTTGCAGCTAACCGTTTGCGGCGGCGCGAAAAGGCTGCAAACCGCAACCCATATTTTCGGCCTGGCGCTAGCGACCTTGCGCGCTTCCGCCCCCCGCATACAGCGGGGCCCGGAAGGAACCATCGGCTCGAGAGCCACTGTCTCGTCTGAGCGACGCTGCGGCTCTTGAGCCGCGCTGCGGTCGCACCCTTTCCAGGTGTCCAGATGATAGGCCATGTGGATTTCGGTGCGCAACGCGACATTCTTTCGCGCTGCTACGCATGATTGCGCTCGCACCGGGTTTCTCCTTTGATGCGGCGTCGAACTGGGCCTCTCCAGTTCCCAGTGAGGTACCGAATGGTCGGTTGGGATCTTGATGTCGTGGATGTGGACGACGATGCGACCCCTCCGCAGGTCTATTTGGCCCGCATCTTGACGCTTCTCGACACAGTCGCCGTCGAGGTTGAGCCCTGGCAGCGGGCGATCCGTTCTGAGCAGGCTGGGGCTGGCCTTGACGTCGAGCTACGGCGCATCCTGGGACAGCAAGCGTCGCAGATAGCCGAACTGCACGATCGAGTTTGCCGTCGTGTTGAGACGCTGAACCGCGCTCTCGACGAAGCCAGACACCGAGGAGATACAACATCGGTCGTCGGACACCCAGCCGGACAGCATATTCGGTTCGAACCAACGAAGATGTTTGCTGGCCGCAAGCCAATTCACCTTGGGGTAGTCGATCGCTATTTTGTCTTTCCTGCCATACCACCGCTGAGCCTTCCTCTCCTTCGTCTCGTTATCACGTTACCGGGCGCCGACGATTTGATCATTAGAGAGAAGCATGACGTGTTCGGTTGGCACTATCATTACTGCGACCACAAGAAGCGCAGGTCGGATGTGCTTATGGCCTTTGATCGAAATCGCTTATTCGGAAAATCACATCCATCAGGGAAACACGTTGTTCCTCTCTGTTGGGAGCCCCACGCGATCAATAAAGCGAAGTTTCAGGCCAAGCCTTGGCGTTGGGGCGATCGCAAGAGGGTCAGTATTTATGAGGCATGCGAGCCGGATCTCTCCGTAAATCCGGCGCTCGCCTACAAGCCCCCGAGCAAAGAGGCCCAGGATGTTTGGCCAATCTAGCGGATGCGTCACGCCGCCCGTGTCCGCGGCACGAGCCCGAAGTGTCCTGCCAGGACGCTGAGCGTCGCGACCAGCATCCCCTGCGCCTGCGGCGGCGCGACGGGGCGTCCACCCCATCCCTGCCACATCGCCCATTCGCGCACGGACATCTCCAAGCCGATGACGTGCCACGCGCACGAGCCCGCTGCGCTCTCATGGCCGCCGAGGGCATCCAGGGCGGCCCCGATCTTGCGGCGTGCATCCATGTGGTGGTCGGATAGGGTGTCGGCCGTCTGGCCTGGCAGGCGGACCAGCACCGACTTCGACATGCCATCCAGGGCGGCGCTGCGGAACAGGGCGCGGAAGTAGCCACCAGCGTCGTGCATTTGCTGGGTGATCGTCCCGTTCGCCAGCATCATGCCCAGCGTGTCCACGGCGCGACGATGCTGCACGGGGCTTCCCGTCTCGGGATCCGCGTCGCGGATCGGCTCACCGAAACCGCCATGCTGGAGCCGCCACTTGGACGGGCCCATCGATTCCTTCTGCTTCGTGGTTCTCGCCTTCCGCTTACCGGCCATGAGTCTTCTCCTGCTGCCGTGGACCCCAGCGGCGCACGGCTTCGTTCTGGATTGCCTGGCGCAGCCAGGGATCGGTGATGTCCTCGAGGTGCAGCGAGACCACGCCCTGCTGCTGCCAGACGCGGCGGCGCAGCAACTCCATCTCGGGGCTGGTGGTCGGGCTGCGGGTGCCGCGGTCGAGGGACGAGCGGGGTGGCAGGGGGGCGCCAGGGATCGCCATCTACACAATCCCCCCGGCGGTCACAGAACTCCCTGTTATCCTATTGATATATATATTATTGTTGTTTTTGTTATTATGTACTGCGAGGCGATGTCCTGCTCCCACGCGCATGTGGGGGGAGGTCCCCCCTTCGTGCCCGCGCACGAAATAACAAAATTCACAAAAGCCTGATTTCAACGGCTTAGCGGGGGTGGTCGGGATTTTGTTATTCATCGCCCGCGACCTCCTCGGCTGGCGTATCGCCTGGCGGCGGCACCAGGGCGTAGCGGGAGCCGGCCGGGCGGCCGGGACCGCCGGAGGCGGGCGCAGCGGTTTCGATGACCGCGCCGTTTGTCACCAGCGCTTCGATGACCTCGCCGAATTCCCGCGCGGTCAGCTTCAGCCCCTTGTGGAACATGTCGCGCCGGCTGCACGGGCCGTGCTTGCCGATGATGTTGATCGCCTTGTTCAGGCGCTTCTCGAACTCGCTGTCTGCCAGGAAGCGCTGCGCGTCCCGGAGCACGGTCCTGGTGCAGTGCTCGGCCAGTGCCCAGCCCCACGCCACATCTGCCTCGGCGATCTGCGGATGCGCTGGATCGCGGCTGATCGCGCAGATCAAGGCGAGCTTGCTGGCGTTCTCGCCGAGGCGGTTGACGATGGCGGCCTGCGGCGTGCCGGCCACCTTCTTCGCCCAGGCGTCTTCCTCGGCCAACTTGCGATCGTGCAGCGCCTCTGCCGGTGCCGTCATGGGCACGGTGTGGGGCGTCGCCTCCTCGGTGGCCGACATCGGCACCACATGCACGTCCGGCAGGTTCCCTGGCGGCGGGGGGTCGCCTGCGCCGCGGGCGATCGCCTTCAGGGCTTCGAGCAACGCGGGCTGCGGGGCGATGATTCCTGCGTTCGCATTCCGGTCCGGCCGATCGGTGTCGGTCACGAAGACCAGGAAGCGCGCGAGGGAGCCGTCCATCATCGCGCCACCTTCCAGCGCCTTCCAGAATGTCGAGGGCGTGGTGGTGCCGAAGAAGCAGACACAGGGCTGGTGGATGTCGACGCGCGGCGCGTCCTTCTTGTTGGCGTATTCGGTGCCGCGATAGATGCCCTTTGCGCGGCTGTAGAGCTTCATCAGCTCGGACCAGATTTCGGCTTTATGCGCCGGCGCCCTGCCGCCCGTGACGGTGGCGAGGAACAGGCCGAATTCGTCGATCTGGAACAGGCGTGCAGGATGCTGCTCCAGGGCGGACAGCATGCCGCGGCCGGAGGCCAGGTTCTCGCCGCCAAGATAGCGGTCCAGCTTGGCCAGGTCGAAGCAGCGCCGGATGACCTCCGGTGCGTGATCCTTGCCGCCGCCGCTTTCCGCCACGGCGGCGATGTAGATGTTGGTGCGCAGATCGGTGCGGGTGCGGTACTGGCGACCGGCCAGCGCGCCCACCGCGCAGATGGCGGCGCCGAGGGCGAGGAAGGGCTGAGGCCGCAGCGCGGATCCGACGCATTCATCCACCAGCATCTGCAGCACGCCGCCGGGCTGCAGAATGCCGGGTGGCACAGGGAGCGGGGCGGCCTGCTGCTTCGCCCGGCTGGCGTCGAGCTTTGCCAGCAGTGCCGCGGCAGGATGAATGTCCACGACTGCGGCCGGCGGCGTCGCATCCGTCCTGGCCAGCATCGCCGCTGCAGGATGCGGCTGCACGGCGCGCTCGGCGGCTGCGGCGTTCAGCGTGATCTCGGGCGACGGCACCCAGCCGCGATCGATGGCCCAGCCGTAGATGCTGCCAGCGCCGATGCTGTGCGGCCGCAGCTTTGCCCAGCGCCGCTCCGCGGTGTCCGATTTGCCCGAGTTGCCCGATTTGCCGCTCGACTTCGACCAGTCGAGCCAGACCTCGCGCCCCTGCTCGCCGAGCGCCGCCTTGATGGCGTTGCCCATGGTGATCCAGGAGGCACCGTCGAGATCCTCGTTGGGGAGATAGGCGAGCGCGGCCTTCACCGCGTCGAGGGTGCCGCGCGGGTCGGACGGGCCGCGCCAGGCACCACTGTCGGACGGAAGATGGAGAGAGCGTGGACGCAGCTCGGGTGGGATCAGCGCATGGGCGCGATCGAGCCAAGCCATGGCCGCCGCTTCATCCAGCACCGGCAATTGTGCGAGCGGGGTGTCGAGCAGCGTGTCCTCGGGCCAGACGTATGGCTGCCCGGTATCGGGGTGCACGGCATGCGCCACGAATTGCTGGCCACGCGCGAGGACCTCGAGCGGCAGGCGCTTCCGGCCCGCGAATGGCGTGGCGGCGCGATAGACGAGCAGCCGCTTGGGTGCGCGGCCGATGCGCAGGCAGGGCGTGTCACCGAGCATGGAGGTGGCAAGTTCGGCGATCTGGATGGCCAGCGCGCCATCCAGGATGTCGATGTCGATGCCCACCACGGCGCCGGTGGCGATGCCGACGCCGCAGCCCGGCCAGCGGCGCCAGATGTCCACCTCGAAGGGCTTCGTGGGCCGGTCGCAGTGCCGAGTCCAATCGGGATACGGCGACCATTCCCCGCCCGTGAAGCGGCCCGGCACCTTGGTGCCCGGCATGATGGGAATGACCGAGTAGCCGTTGTCGACGAGGCGCTCACCGTAATCGGCCATGAAGGAGGGAGCATCTGTCATTCGCTGCCACGCTCCTGTGCGGAAATGGCTGCGTCGCAGGCGCGCTCCAGGCGCAGGATTTCGGGATAGAGGGCCGATATCTGCTCGGCTGCGCGCTGGAGCGCCTGGCGCGCCCGCTCCAACTCGGCGTAAATCCCGCGTGCGGGACCGCGAATGTCTGCAGCGAGCTCGCCGATGTGGTGCGCAGCCCTGGCCCAGGGCGGCTGCTTGGCACGTGGCCCATACGGCTTGCGCGGCGCCGGGGTGCTCTTGGTAGCGAGGCCGGCTCGGACCTTGTCGATGTCCCACGCGCCGCTCGGCTCCCGCGCGATCCGCCCGGCGCGTTCAGCTTTCTGCATCGCGGTGTGCGAGATGCCGAGCCGGCGCGCGACCTCTCGAGCCGAGGTGACGTCACTCATGGGCGGCCCCCCGCAGCGAGCGGTGGCGCCGGATGGCGACCCTGATCCAGCTGGCGCGAGAGCTCGTCCTGGTAGGCGGTGATGATCACCTCCAGCAGCGTCAGCCACTCGGCCTCGGTCAGCACGGCGAGATCGGTCTTGCCGATGCTATCCAGGTACTCGCCCGCCATGGGGCTGGCCGCCGCTATGGCGGCGATCTCATGCTCGTCGGGATCAACCACGCCCCACCTCCGGCAGAGCGCGCTCATGCAGCGCATGGAGCAGGCCGGCAGCGGCTCGCTGGTCCGCACCCGCGGATCGAACCAGCCAAAGCCGCGGGCGGTGCGAAGGCGACATGCGGCGCATCTCACACGAACCTCGCGGCGGCGATCTCGGTGTACTGGCCGGCCGGCCGCACCTGGATCGCGATCGGACGACGCAGCTGGTCCAGCTGCTCCAGCGCCTCATTGACCGTCGAAGGGGGCGGAAGATTGCCAGCACGCCGCCGCCACCAGCCCACCGCCTTGTCCCGCGGGAAGCCGGTGTGCTCGAAGCAGACCCATTCGCTGTGCCGCGCCAGGCCGCATTCATAGGTGACGCGCAGTGACGCCGGCTTCCCCGGCTTGTCATGGCGCGCATAGGTGATGCCGGTCACGTCGCACCAGGCTGCCTGGATCTGCGTCGAGAGCAGCGCGTTCGACGCCGCCTGCGGTGCGACCTTCACCACGGGCGGCGGGAATTCGTGATCACACTCGATGCAGTGCCGCGCGCTGGCGTGGTTGATGGTCTGGCATTCCGGGCAGACCTTGATCGGCGCTTCACCGTCGCCGGCCGGTTCTTTCTTCCGGCCATCCACGGTGTCGATCGGGCCGTGCCGGGCGGTGTTGCCGGCGAAGTCCAGGACCAGGCAGTCATCCTTGCCCTCGGCGAGGCGCGTGCCGCGGCCGACCATCTGGACATAGAGGCCGACGCTCTTGGTGGGGCGCAGCAGCGCAATCAAATCGGTGCCAGGTGCGTCGAAACCGGTGGTGAGCACGTTCGCATTGGTGACGCAGCGCAGCCGCCCTGCCTTGAAGGCCGCCAGGATGCCGTCGCGCTCCGGCCCCGGCGTGTCGCCGGTGACCGTCTCAGCCGAGATGCCATGCTCACGGATGGCGTCTCGGACATGGCGGGCGTGAGCGACGCCGGAGCAGAACACCAGCCAGGAGCCGCGGCCTTCGCCATGCTGGACGATCTCCGCCACAGCGGCGCGCGTGACCTCGTCGCGATCGACGGCCGCCTCGAGGTCCTTGGCGATGAACTCGCCGCCGCGGGTACCGACGCCGCCGACGTCGAGCTGCGTCGATGTCTGCTTGGGGACGACCGGGCACAGATAGCCCTGCTGAATCATCTCCAGCACCGGCACGTCGAAGGCGATGTCCGTGAAGAGCCTGTCCTTGCCCTCGTGCAGCATGCCGCTGTCGAGCCGATAGGGCGTGGCCGTGAAGCCAACCACCTTCAGCAGGCCGGCATTGATCTCGTTCAGCTGGGCCAGGAAGGAGCGATACATGCCGCTGTCGCCGCGGCCCAGCAGGTGCGCCTCGTCGATCAGCACCAGATCGCATCGCTGAACCTGCCGCGCATGGCGGTGGATCGACTGAATGCCAGCGAACAGGATCTGCGCATGGATGTCGCGGCGCGACAGCCCGGCCGAGTAGATTCCGGCCGGCGCCTCCGGCCAGGCGCGCAGCATGGCCATGAAGTTCTGCTGGATCAGCTCCTTCACGTGGGTGAGGATCAGCACGCGGGTGTCGCCATAGGCGGCGATCGCCTCGCGCGTGAAGCCGGCGATGCACAGGCTCTTGCCGGTGCCGGTCGGCATGACGACCAGCGGGTTGCCGCTGCTGGCCGAGAAGTAGTCGTACAGCGCCTCGATGGCGGCGCGCTGATAAGGGCGGAGGGAGAGGGTCATGCGGATGCCTCCGCCTGGGGGCGGTTTCGCCCGGCGTACTCGCCGTGGACTCGCCACTCACCGCACCAATCGCTCTCCCCACAGGTGCGCGGCCAAGCTGTGAGCAAACCCTGCTGCCCACCAGCATCCTGGCCGTCGTATGTGACGCTGGCCGATGGGATGGCAGCAGGCGCGCGGCGCCGGCACAGGCCCTCGTCCTGATACCCCTGATCGGATCGACTGTTGACCAACTGCCAATAGACGCAGGTGCCGCAGGTGGCCTTCTTTTCGATGGGCTGAATCACGGGGTTCATGCCGCTACCCCCATCGCCACGGCGTCGATCTTGCTGAGCCACCGCCCGCCCGTCTCGCAGCCGGTGCAGATCAGCTCGGCGATGTGCGGCCCCTTGCCGGGCCCCACCCGATAAATCGTGTTGCGGCAAATCCGACACGGCAGGTGCGAGACGATGTCGGGCGGCGCCGCAGCGGGCACGCCGTCCCGCCATTCGGTGCCATCCGGCAGCCGATAGCTGACCCAATCCTCACCCGCGTCGACCTGCTCGGCGGCCACGAAGTCGGGCAGGTAGAGATGCGCCGCGCAACCGGCCTCCTGGTCGCGCCGGTCGAGCGGGGCGGCGTGCCGGGCGCAATGCCAGTCGCCACCGTGGACGGGCGAGGCATGCAGGCACGACCGGCAATGCCGCTCCGGCGCCGCGCCGGCATGACAGATCGCGTGGTGGTCGCAGAAGCGGCACTGCCACCACGCCGGATCCTGGCTGATGCGGGCCGGGGGGCGGGCCGCACCGATGATGCGCTCGGCCTTGGCCAGGATGCGCAGCCCGGCCTCGGCGTCGTGCCGGATGCGCTCCTGGTAGAGCTCGTCCGTGTCCTTGCAGACCGCCAGGTAGAAGGCCCGATCGAGGCCGGCGAGATGCATGTAGGCCTGCATCTGCGTCCAGTGTAGCGGCTTGGACGCGGCGACGCCCTCGGCCTTCAGCTTGGCGAAGGACTTGGCGCTGTGGGTCTTGAACTCGCAGACGTGCCAGGTCGTCGGCGCCTCCGGCAGGCCAATCGCCACCGCGTCCATGCTGCCGCCGAAGTGGCCGGAGGCATCGCGCAGGTTCCACTGGCGTCCCGTCGCGGGATCCAGATCCAGAACGGTGACACCGATCCGACGCAGGTCGGCGACGAAGCGAGCCTCGGCCAGATTGCCGGTGTCGAACAGCCGCAGCAGCCGGCCGGTATGCCGTGCACGTGTCGCCCAGCGGAACGAGTACCAGATGGCCCGCTCGCACTCGGTGCCGATCAGCGAGGCGCCGAGATGCGCGCGATAGCCGCTGTCAGCCGCCGCCTCATAGGCGGCGTAGATGGCCGTGACGGTGGGACATGCGGGCGGAGGGATTGCAGCCATGACCTGATCCTGGTTCGAGGGAGGGAGGCCGGCAGGCGCGTGGCCTGCCGGCAGGTGATCAGGCATTGCGGCGCCAGGGCGGGGTCGCCGCGGCACCGGTGCGGGCGGCCGGCGGAGGTGCTGCGGCGGCCGGACGGGGCCCCGGGCTGGCAGGGCGCGGAGCGGTGCCGGTGGCTGCGCCGGCGTTGGCCGCTGAGTAGCCGGCCACCTTGTTCCGCGCCTCGCGGTACACGCCGTACTTGTCGTTTCCGGCCGGCTCGACCTTCAGCGTCACGATCAGCGGCTTGAAATGCAGCTGCTCGCTGTCGCTGACATGCACCTGGCCCACCGCATGGCAGATCGCCGACAGCGTGCGCTGCGCGATCTCCACCGTCTGCTCGTTGCGGTTCACCAGGTTCAGCTGGTCGAAGATCTTCCGGCGCGCGGAGGCGCCCTCCAGCACCTCGAACACCAGCTTCAGGAGCTGCCCGTCGCCGGCCTTGGTCGGCAGCATCTCGCTCTCGATCAGATGCGCGAGGTACTTGCCGGGCGGCAGCACCTCGAGTGGGACAGCGGGGGCGACCTCGGTCGCGTCAAAGGTTCCATTGAGGGATGCCATGGGTCAGCTCCGGGCTTCGGTGGTGGAGGCGGGGGCGGCGCTGGGCGGCGTCGCGTAGAAGGGGATGCCGGCGGCGAGCTCGGGCCAGGACAGCGGCAGCGTTTCCGCCAGCCCGAAGCGGTTCTTCGCGAGGAAGGCAGGGCGTTCGGCGGTGTGCAGCAGGCGGTCGCCGCCGCTGACGCCGCGGACCACCTTCTTGTTGAAGCCGACGTCCGACTTCAGCGTGCTGACGCGATAGTTCGCGAAGAGCACGGCATCGACATGCTCCTGCACCAGCGCCGAGGCGCTGCGATGCAGCTTCGGCTGATACCGGTCGTAGGGTTCCGTCTCGGGGCTGTCGAAGCGCTTAATCTCGGCGTGGGCGATCAGGATGACGCCCATGCCGCGCTCGTCGCGCAGCGCATTCACGCCGTCGAGAAAGCTGCGCCAGGTATCCAGCGCGGCCAGGTAGCCCTTGCCATAGCCGAAGGACTCGATGTCCGGCTGGTTATGGGTCCGCGCCGTGTGCTGCCACACCAGCGGCTCCAGCCAATCGAGGCTGTCCACCACCAGCGTCTCGAAGTCATGCGGTTCGGTGTAGAGCGCGCCCAACGCCTCCATGATCTCATCGAAGCTGCGCAGCAGACCGAATGTGGTCGCCTCGATCCGACCGAGGCCGTCCTCTGTCTGCAGGATGACGGGCCGAGGCGAGGCGGCGGCGAACTCGGTCTTGCCGACACCGGCCACGCCGTAGAGCAGCAACCGCGGCGGAGACAGGCTGGTGCTGCTGCGCAGGGATGCGAGGGAGATCGCCATCAGTGCGCCTCCTGCTTCGCGGCGCGCGGCTTGGCCTTGATGACGTCAACAGCGATGTCACCGCCGGCGCGGACCACCGCTTCGGCGAAGGCGTCGAGCGTGGGCTCGAAGGCTGTGACATCCTTCGCGCGCGCCATGGCGTCGCCATCGAGCGGAATGGTCACGTGGATACGGAGCTCATGCGCCATCACGCGGCGTCCTTCTGTTCGAGGGTGTAGGAGGGGCGGCCTGTGGCGACGGTGCGCGCCGGCTCGAAGACCGCCCGGATGCGCGGCGGCCAGGCCGTGAAGCGGCTTTCCGGCACGCGAATCTCGGTGGTGACGTAGTCCGCGGGGTCCTCGCCCCACGCCACGATGGTGGCGACCGCCGCGGCGAGCTTCGGCTGGTCCCACGCCGCCTTCTTCGGGAGGTCGGCGACCACCTCGAAGCCATCGTCAGGCACGCGGACCCGGCCGGTGTCCTTGCCTTCGGCGTGGCGGGCCGCAGCGGCGGGGGCGCCATAGCGGGCATGCAACGTGTCATGCAGCAGGTCGGCGAGGTGCTTGGCGTCGGCCTTCAGCGCCCCGACCTCTTCCAGCAGCAGCGCCAGATGATCGACGGGCAGGCGTACGGCCTGCGCGGCGTCCATCTCGCGCAGCTGCGCCAGAGTGGTTCGGTTGGTCATGGTGGTCCCGTTCAACGAGGAGGTGCCCGGCTGGGTGGGCGATGCAGGCGGCCGGGCGGGCGCGGGCATCGGCATGGGGGTGGCGCTCATGGGACGAACGCCAGCTCGAAGGCCCAGAGCAGGCCGATGAAGCCGCCGGCCAGCAGCATGCCGCCGGCAAGATTGCGGAGCGCTTCGCCGATGACGTGCACGCGGCGGGCGGTGCGCGGGCTCACGGCGTCACCTCGGCGATGGCGTCGGGCGGCGGCAGCGAGCCTTCCTCGGCCTGGCGGGCGCGGCGGGCGCGCTCGCGATCGGCATCGGGCTCCGCGCAGCGCACGCTGCGGCGCGCGATCTCGATCCAGATGTGGAGCGGCAGGACCACCATCGGCGTCGCGCGGTCGCGCCAGAGGAACAGCGCGTCATTGCCGCCGAGCCAGCGCTCCAGTGTCTTGAAGCCGTCGCCTTCGCCGCGCGCCTTGACCTCGGCCTTCACCGGCTCGGGGCCGCGGACGTAGAGATCGACGTCGGCGCCGTTGCCGCGGTACCGGACGGCGCCAGAGAGCGGCACGCGCTCGGCACGCAGGCCGCACTTCGTGTGGATGTCGACGATGGCGCGCTCGCGGCGCAGGCCCTTGTCGCGGGAGGCTTTGCCCATTGCCGGCCTCACGCCGCCTGCCGGTGGGTCTGCATGATCCGGCCGAGGCGGCGCAGCAGCCCCCCGCGGCGGATGCAGTCGCCACCATGGTTGATCAGGTACTCGCCGGCCTCGTCGATCTCCTGCGGCAGGAGGTGGCTCGGCAGCAGCGGCACGAAGGCGTTGCGGCTCGGCACGAACACCTCGCCGCGGCCGATCTGCTCAACGGTCGCCCGCGCGTCCTGCGGGAACATCTCCATCTGCTCGGCGCGCAACCCCTCGGCGTCGTCGGCGCTTTCGGCGCAGCGCTTGAGGTCATCGCGGATCAGCTTGTTCAGCGCGGTCGAGAGCACGACCGCGAACAGCTGATCATCCTGGCGGATGGTCTCGGAGGCGCTGCGGACGATTTCGCCCACGATGGCGGGGACGTTGCCGCGGTGGTGGACGCTGATGCGGGCTTCGCGGATCAGCGTCCGCATGCGGTCATGCGGAGTGGTCATGTTCATTCTCCAGGGCGTTGATCCAGAGCGGCAGCCGCTGCAGCGCCTCGCGGGCCTCGCCGCGCAGGTCGGCAAGCAGGGCGCGCGGGCTGCGGCCGGCGAGCGATGCGAAGTCGGTGGGCAGGGTCGCCACGGTGAGGACGGCGGCCGTCCAGTCGGCCCAATCGGCGCCGATCGGCACGACCTTCGGCTGTTCCGGCGGCGGGGACGGACGCTTGCTGCGGGGCGGCAGCGGACCGAGCGTCGCCTGCAGCGCGCCGCGCACCGCGCCGCGCAGACCGGCCATGGTCGGCGGCGCGCCATCGGCGCGGGACTGGGCGAAATAGGCCTCCATCGCCGCGTGGCCCGCGGCCTGCGCCTGCTCCTCGCGCCCACCGGCGAGTTCCTCGTAGTGCTGGGCGGTGCTGGTGGAGATGCCGGCATCGGCCAGCGCCGCGGCCTTCGACTTCCCACCGGCGGGAAGTCGAACCGTGGCGCCATCGGCTTGGCGAACAGTCTGGGCCTGGTCGAGATCGCGGCTCAGGACGCCGATGCGCACGCAAGCGCGGAGGTGAATCTCACGCACCCAGACCTCGAGGTCGCGGTCGTCGCGCTGGCGGGCGTAGGCAGCGAGCGCCGCGGCCTTGTCGCGGATCTCCGAGGCCTCATCGATGCGGGCGCATTCGGCCAGCGCGGTGCGGGCCTGCTCGTAGCGGACCAGCGCGCTCATGCGGCCGGGCTCCGCGGCGGCACGCTGGCCTTCGTGCCGCGGCGCATCTGCGTCACCTCAAACGCCTCGACATCCTCGAGGCGATAGACGACGCGGCCAATGAGCTTCAGGAAGGCAGGCCCTTGGTTCAGGAAGCGCCACCGCTCCAGCGTCCTGACCGACATGCCCCAGCGCGCTGCCAGTGCATGCTGATCCAGGTGCCGAACATCGGCGGCGGCGCCACGGCGCTTAGCCAGGGTGGGATGGATGCTCATGCCAGGCACCTACCGGCGGTGATCGAATTCTGTCGGGGTCCGGCGACGTAGATTCCGAGACCCGCTTCTTCGGCGCGTTTCCGGAGGCGACGAGCGTTCTCGTAGAGGGACGAGCGGTGGGTTCCCGCCTGCGTCGCGGCCAGGCGGATGTTCGGCTCCGTCATGATCGCGCAGCACCGCTGGAGAGCGGGCGACAGGCTCTCGATGAAGCGGCGGAGGTCGAGGGCGAGACCGTGATCCAACTCGCCCGGCGCAGCCGGATCCGAGAGGGTATCGGCCAAGGTGCAGCCATCAGGACCGTCGACCGGATCGTCGATCCCGATCTGGCGTCGCGCCAGCTGCATGCGTGGCGTCGAGGCGGTCAGGCTGGCCGCGCGGTGCGCGATGATCCGGTCAGCGAAGGTCGGGAAGCTCGCCCGGCTGGGGTCGAAGGCCGAGCAACGGCGCCACAGATCCAGGAAGAGATCCTGCGCGATGTCCTCGACATCCATGCCGCGGATCCGGCCGCTGCGCGCCAGGCGCTTCGCCGTGCTGCGGATGTGCTTGAGGGTGCGGGGGGCAAGCGCCGCGTCCCGGGTGGTCTGCTCCATGTGAGGTCGCCGTCGATCGAGGACGGGCTCGCGGCCCGATCGATGGCGACCGGTGAAAATTCACCGGAGAGGCAGTGGGTGAACGGGCAGGCGCGGGGCTTCGGCGGAAAAGCCCAGGGGATTCGTGGCGCCGTTAGCGGAGAAAAAAGTGCAGATGGCGGGAGAGCGGCCGGTGAAAATTCACCGGCGGCCGGCGGCCATCCTGACGGTCTTCGGCCGCTCATCACGGATCAGGAAGGCTGTCTGATAGGCCCTGTCCCGCTTGCTCCAGCGGAGCGGGTCGTCGCTGATGCCGAAGGCGCGCACGAGCTGCCTGCTCAGCGCCTGCTTTTTCTTCTTCTGTTCCTCGACAATGTCGCGGCCAAGTGGTCCCAGGACCCCGCCAGCGCGAGCGAGAACCTGCAGGAAGGCCCAGGCCTCGGTGGGCTTACCAGTCCGCCCGTCCTTCATTCCCACTCGGTCAGGTTCGAGCCTCTGGGTCTGACCGCGGCAGGTGACATTCAGCACTTCGTCGGAGATGAGGACAAACGTCACCTCGGCCCATTGCGCCCCGGCTGGCATGGAGACGCTGGGGCCAGCCTGCGCCGCATCGATCCGCGCTTGGAGCCCTGCGCGAATGTCATGCAGCAGCAGTTCGACAGGCTGCACCAGCAGGAGGTTGCCCCTGCCATCGGCCCCCGTCACATCGCTCAGGTTCAGCACGAGGTGCCCCAGCGACGCTAAGCGCACCCGCATTGGAGACGGCAGCGATCCCGCCGTCGGCACCAGCAGGACCGCAGGCTCGCCGCCCAACCCGCCATCGCGGAGTTCGTCGAGTTGGATGTCATCCATCGGGCCCGGCACGAGCAGGATCACCGGCGCGGCGACACCAGCGGCGATGGCGTGTTCACCCAGCCTAACAACACGGCTGGACCTTGACGGCACAGCAGCCGCCTGGACCTCGAGCGCCGCGGCCAGCGCCTGCCGTAGACGAAGGAAGTCCACCTGCAGGATGTCGGTGTCCTCGGCCTGTAGATCGAGCGGATCGCACCGCCCCGTCGCGGACCGGCAGACGGCGCGCAGCGCGCCGCCTGCCGATTTGATCACCGCACGCGGACAGCCATCGTCGCCTGGGGAGGGACAGTCGATGGCCGTCGCGCGGCGCCCCGTCGCGCGCAGGAACCTTTGTGCCAAGGGAAACTCGGCACCGAGCCTGGCCGCCCAATCGCGCCGATCCGTCGCGGCGCCGGGAAGCGCATCAAACGCCTTCCAAAACTGCGGTAGCGGCTTCATCATCGTCGACCCTCTGGCCCGAGAGAATGAAGCCGCGACGGCGCAGCCACTGCTCGATGAGCTCGCTGTCATCATTGCGCTCATAGCGGGCGATTCCGGGAGGGCGGATGGTCACGGACCGCTCCTTCTCAGAGTCCTCGAACGCCACCTTGAAAGTGGCGCTGTTCAACCTCCCGCCCGCCAAGGTCCGGATATTGCGGTCGGCCAGGGCCGCGAAGATGTCCTCGGCCTTCCGCGTCTCCGTCTCGCGGTACACACCGCCCCAGTAGCGCCGGTATTCGACAAGCCGGACGCCCTTGATCCCGTCGACATCCTCGACGTTCAGCGCCTCGCTGCCGTCCGCAATGAGGGGATCAAGTGTGAATCGTCCGGCCGGCGGGAAATGCTCCTCGCCGGAGAACAGGTGCCGGCCGAGGGTGCGCAGGTAGAGGTTCCGCTCGCCTTTCGTGCTCGCATGCACCCCGAGATCGCCGCTGCGCTCATCGAAAATCAGCACGTCGTGCCGCTGCGGCCGGTAGAACTCGGTCCCGACGCCGCCATCGTCCTTCTGGCTGGCTTCCCGGCGCGTCGGCTGCCCATGCCGCACCAGGATCCAGGTCATCGGCGTATGCCTGATGACGAACATCCGGCAGCCGCGGCCCCGCCTGTGGCTCTCGAACCAGTCGTCGAACTCGCTCTCCAGGCGCTGGCGCAACTCGGCATCGATGCCAGGGAACGCGCCGCGGACCGGCTGGCCTGGCCCGAAGTACTCGAAGTTCTGCTGGCGCATGGCGATGGCTTCGGCATGGTGGGCGCGGACCACCTCGGGCGCCACCCTCCACACATCAATGGCCAGGTCGATGGGCGTCGCCGCGGGGTCGTCGGTCACCATCAACCCACGGGCACGAACAGCAGCAAGGAGCTGGTCCATGTCTTCCGCGCTCGCCGTCTCCTGCACGTAGTAAAGCGCATCGACCATGTCGCCTGGGGTGGCCGCATCCGGTCGCATCAGGATGTCGGCAAGCCCTGCGTAGTCGATCTCGATCAGCGTCGAGGCCGGAAACACAAAGTCGCGGTCGAGCAGGTAGCCGCGCCAGGGAGCCATGAACGCTTCGAGCCGGGCGGGCGCGATGCCTCGAAGCCGATCCGGATCGGCAAATTTCCGCGGATTGAACGACGCCATGGGCTCTACCGGGAGTTGGAGGGGAAAACCAAAAAGTTACGCAAGCGTGAGCTTATGAATTGTTCCTTCTTTGTTCAAGCCTCTTGGTTGATCAACCCCGACAAATCTCGCCTCGTCCGAGTAGGTGCGGAGGATGCCTCGAACCCCAGCCGACACACGGCCATTGCCCCGTATGCTTCCCGGCAACACCCACCTCCCGCCGCATCTCCGCGAGGTCTGCGCCATCCTGGCTGCCGGTCTGGTGCGGCTGAGCAGCCGTGCTGCCGAAGACTATGCGCGGGACGCCGAGATAGCTCGGGGGGCGGGAGAGGTTCGCCTACACTCCACCGGCAAGCAGCGCCGTCATGCGAACCCCACCATGAAGGGACTCGCATGACCAGACGATCCACCGCCGCGCCCGCGCCGGCACCCACCATCCCGAAGATTCCGCCGACGCAGGTGCTGAGCCGGCTCGCCGCGCTGCAGGCGGCCCCCATCGCCACCCTGAAGCAGCAGTGGCGCGAACTGTTCGGCAAGGAGCCGCCGCCCTGGAACCGCGCCTACATCCAGAGCCGGCTAGCGTACCGAATCCAAGAGCTCGCCTATGGCGGGCTGAAGCCCGAGACGGTCGACCGCCTCGTGGCGCTGGGCGAGCAACTGGACGGCGGCAACGTGGTGCTGCGCCGCATCCGCACCGACAGCCGCCCACTGGCCGGCACGCGCCTGATCCGGGAATGGCAGGGCGTGCAACACGTGGTCACGGTGCGCGTCAACGACTTCGAATTCGAGGGGCGGCCCTATCAGTCGCTTTCCGCCATCGCGCGCCACATCACCGGCACGCGCTGGAACGGCTGGACGTTCTTCGGCCTGCGCGCGCGGGGTGAAGCATGACCCGGCGCGCCCGCATCGAGCCGGCCATGCCGGCCACCACGAAGAAACTCCGGTGCGCGGTCTACACTCGCAAATCCACCGACGAGGGGCTGGAGAAGGAATTCAATACCCTCGACGCGCAGCGCGACGCTTGCGAGGCCTACATCACCAGCCAACGCGCCGAGGGCTGGGTCCTGGTGCGCGACCGCTACGACGATGGCGGGTTCTCCGGCGGCACGCTGGAGCGGCCGGCGCTGCAGCGCCTGCTGCGTGACATCCAGGCCGACCTGGTCGATGTCATCGTGGTCTACAAGATCGATCGGCTCAGCCGCTCGCTGATGGATTTCGCCAAGCTGGTGGAGGTGATGGATGCGCACGGCGTGACGTTCGTGTCCGTGACGCAGAGCTTCAATACCACGACCAGCATGGGGCGACTGACGCTGAACATCCTGCTCAGCTTTGCCCAATTCGAAAGAGAGGTCATTGGCGAGCGAATCCGCGACAAATTCGCCGCCTCCCGCGCACGAGGCATGTGGATGGGGGGCAAGGTGCCACTCGGCTACGACGTGGTGGCCAGGAAGCTGGTGGTGAACGAAGACGAGGCGGCGCGCGTACGTCGGGTGTTCGAGATCTTCGCTGAGACCGGATCGGGCATCGAGACGGTGGCCCGCCTCCGGGCGGAGGGTGCCACCAGCAAGGCGGGCCGGCCGCTGGACAAAGGCGACGTGTACAAGCTGCTGAACAACCGGACCTATGTTGGCGAGGCCGCGCACAAGGGGCAGGTCTATCCCGGCGAACACCAGGCCATCGTGCCGCGGGAGCTGTGGGACCGGGCGCATGCCGTGCTGCAGGTCAGCCCGCGCGTGCGGGCCAACCAAAATCGGGCGCAGACGCCGGCGCTGCTGAAGGGGCTGATCTTCGGGGTGGATGGCCGGGCGCTGTCGCCAACGCACGCCAGGAAGAATGGCCGGCTCTACCGCTACTACGTGGCGCAGCGGGTCCTTAAGGGCGACGCCGCCGGCGACGATAGCATCGTGCGCCGGGTCTCTGCCGCTGAGATCGAGGCAGCGGTGGTGGACCAGGTGCGGGCGTTGCTGCGCCAGCCGGAAATCGTGGTCGGCACTTGGCGGGCGGCACGGAGGGACGCGCCGGACCTGACCGAGGCCGAGACGCAGGACGCCCTGCATCGGCTTGACCCGCTCTGGGAGCACCTGTTCCCGGCGGAGCAGGCGCGGATCGTGCGGTCGCTGGTGGAGCGGGTGGTGGTCGGCCCGGCCGGTGCCGATATTCGGCTGCGGCTGGACGGGCTTGGCGGCCTGGTCTGCGACCTCGGCGCCATCGCACCCGATGCGCTGAGGTCGGCAGCATGACCACCGCTACCAGCATCACGGTCCGAGTGCCGCTGGCCATCCGGCACCGCCCGGGCAGGAAGACGGTCGTGACGCCTGATGCGCAGGTTTCGCCATCGACCACCACCCGCGCCGACCCTGCCCTGGTGAAGGCAATCGCCAGGGCGCATCGCTACCAGCGCATCCTCGACCAGGGCCGCCACGGGTCGCTGACCGAGTTGGCGGCGGCCGAGAAGATGGATCGGTCCTTCCTGGGGAAGCTCCTCAGCCTGACACTGTTGGCACCGGACCTGGTCGAGGCGATCCTGGAGGGCCAGTGCGACGTCGGCCTGCCCACCCTGCTCCGGCCCTTTCCGGCAGCCTGGCACGAACAGGTCAGCGCTCTGGCCACAAAACAGCCGCCGCCTTCGTTGCCGGAGACCAAGGCAAGAGGTTAAGGTGCAGTATCGGCTGCGGCGCCCTCTGGGACTAGCGGCGAGAGGGGGAATTCTTGAGCGGGCTGAATATCTCGAACTTCATCTGGGGAATCGCCGACGACGTTCTCCGGGATGTTTATGTCCGCGGAAAGTACCGTGACGTCATCCTGCCGATGACGGTCATTCGTCGTCTTGACGCGATACTTGAACCGAAGAAGGAAGCTGTTCTCGCCCGTAAGGCGTTTCTCGATGAGAACGGAGTTCGGGACCAGGACCAGCCCCTGAAGCAGGTGGCCGGCGAGGCCTTCTACAACATCTCGCCCTTCACGCTGCGCGATCTCACCGCGAAGACGCGGCAGCAGCAGCTGAAGGCCGACTTCACCGCCTACCTCGATGGCTTCTCGCCGAACGTCCAGGACATCCTGACCAAGTTCAAGTTCCGAAACCAGATCGACACGCTGGTCGAAGCCGATGCACTCGGCCCCCTCATCGACAAATTCCTCCACCCATCCGTCAACCTCTCCCCCTATCCGGTGAAGGATGAGGACGGCCGGGTGCGTGTGCCTGGTCTCGACAACCACAGCATGGGGACGATCTTCGAGGAGCTGATTCGTCGCTTCAACGAGGACAACAATGAGGAGGCTGGCGAGCACTTCACGCCGCGCGACGTCATCGAGCTGATGGCGAACCTCATCTTCCTCCCCGTCGCGGAGCGCATCGAGTCCGGTACCTATCTCATCTATGACGCCGCCTGCGGAACGGGCGGCATGTTGACGGTCGCGGAAGAGGCGCTGACCAAGCTCGCTGCGGATCATGGCAAGGAGATCAGCACGCATCTCTTCGGCCAGGAGGTGAACGCCGAGACCTACGCCATCAGCAAAGCCGACCTGCTGCTGAAGGGCGAGGGCGCCGAGGCGGAGCGCATCCAGCACGGCTCCACGCTCTCGTCAGATGCGTTCCCCTCGCTCGAATTCGACTTCATGCTGTCCAACCCGCCCTACGGCAAAAGCTGGAAGACCGACCTCGAGCGGATGGGCGGCAAGAAGGACCTGAAGGACCCGCGCTTCGTCATCCAGCACGGCGGCGATGCCGAGTTCAGCCTCATCACGCGCTCCTCGGACGGGCAGCTCATGTTCCTGGCCAACAAGCTGGCGAAGATGAAGCGCAACACGCCGCTCGGCAGCCGCATCGCTGAGGTGCATAACGGCTCCTCCCTGTTCACGGGCGATGCTGGTTCCGGCGAGAGCAACATCCGCCGGTGGGTGATCGAGAATGACTGGCTGGAAGCCATCGTCGCCCTGCCGGAGGGCATCTTCTACAACACGGGCATCGCGACCTACGTCTGGGTGCTGAGCAACCGCAAGGCCGATGACCGACGAGGCTTGGTGCAGCTGATCGACGCGACGGCTTGCTCCCGCCCGCTGCGCCGAAACCTCGGCAAGAAGAATTGCGAGATGGGGCCGGACGATATCCGCGAGGTCTCCGACGTCTTTCTCAGCCAGGCCAATCTGCCGGAGCCGGCAGCAACGGGGGAGACGCGGCGCGTGCGCACGAAGGTGCTGCCGAACGCGTCCTTTGGCTATTGGAAGGTGGTTGTGGAGCGTCCGCTCCGGCTGGCCGCGCGGCTTGATGATGCCTCGCTGCGCAGTCTCCGGCGCGCCGCGGTGGCGGCGAAGGACGGAACGCTTGCCGACCTCGTTGAGGCGGTCGCACCGGTGCTTGGCGCTGGCCCCCACATGGACATCAACGCCGTGTTCGCGACGATCCGCACCGCCGCCGCCGCGAAGGGCGAATCCCTGACCGCCAAGCGGGAAAAACTGCTGCTGGCCGTGCTCGGGCGGCGCGACCCGAAGGCGGCGCCGGTCATTCGCAAGCAGTCGAAGCCCAAGCCCGGCACCCAGCCAGAGCTGGAATCGCTGCACGGCCGCTACCAGCAGAAGCTGGGAGGCCGGACGGCGGTGGTGGAGTACGAGCCCGACCCCGAGCTGCGCGACACGGAGCAGGTACCCTTCCTGGAGGAGGGCGGCATCGAGGCCTTCATCCGGCGCGAGGTGCTCCCGCACGCGGAGGATGCCTGGGTCGACGAGGATCGGACGGAGATCGGCTACGAAATCTCCTTCACACGGCACTTCCATCAGCCGAAGCCGCTGCGCGACCTGGCTGCGATCGAGCAGGACATCCTGGCGCTGGAGCGGGAAGCCGCCGACCTGCTGCGGCAGGTTGTGAGCGCGGGCTGAGCAATGGGGTCCAGGCTACCGCCCTATCCAGAATATCGTGAAAGCGGCCTCGCTTGGCTGCCCCGGGTGCCGAGCCATTGGGATGTTCGGCGCAACGGGCGGCTCTTCGCGCAGCGCGTGGAGACGGGGCGCGAGGAGCTGCCCATTCTCGAAGTGTCTCTGCGGACCGGCGTGCGCGTGCGCAGCTTCGGTGAGGGTGACCGCAAGCAGGTCATGGCCGACCGCTCGAAGTACAAGCGCGCGGCCGCCGGAGATGTCGCCTACAACATGATGCGGCTCTGGCAGGGCGCGGTTGGCGTCGCGCCAGAGGACGGGCTGGTGAGCCCGGCCTATGTGGTCGCGGCGCCGTATGACGGTGTTGATCCGCGATATTTCACCTACCTTTTTCGCACCGCTGACTACATGCGGGAGGTCGAGAGCTTTTCTCGGGGCATCGTCGCAGATCGCAACCGGCTCTACTGGGGCCAGTTCAAGCAGATGCCGTCGCCATATCCTCCGCTGGAGGAGCAGCGACGCATCGCCGATTACCTCGATGCCCACGGGCGACTAACCAATCGGCTGATCCGGAACCGGCGGCGCATGCTTGCTGTGCTCAAGGAGAGGCGGCAGGGCATCGTGCAGGATGCAGTTGCCCGAGGCCTTCAGCCTTCCGAGCCCATGCAGCGAACGGGGCTTCCCTGGCTCGCGGAGGTCCCAACTCGGTGGAACCGGACGCACGTTGGAAGCCATGTCCGCGTTGTGAATGGCTTTCCATTTGACTCGACGTTGTTCCGCGTGGGCGAAGGCCTCCCTCTGGTGCGCATCCGTGATATTTTTCGGATGCAGACTGTCGTAAGCTTCGCTGGCGATCCGGTACCGGAAGCAGCCATAGATACCGGCGACGTTCTTGTCGGAATGGATGGCGACTTCAACGTGGCTGTCTGGCAAGGCGGCCCCGCGATGCTCAATCAACGCGTATGTTGCTTGAGGCCAGATGCCCGGTTCGATCGCGCCTACCTCGCGCTTGTAATGGCTCTGGCGCTGAAATGGGTGAACGAGCAGACGTTCTCGACAACCGTGAAGCACCTATCGTCCACGACTATCCGCCGCTTGCGCTTTCCAGCGCCAGCGGTCGAAGAGCAGGAAGCCATCGTGGCTGCGGTGGAGCGCGCGACATCAGCAATCGCGGCCACCGAGAAGCGCCTCCGCCGTGAAATCGGGCTGGTTGAGGAGTATCGTGAGCGACTGATCGCCGACTCCGTCACCGGCGCCCTCGATGTTCGTACCGCGGACATTGCAGCGCCCCTCGCTTATGGTGCGGAGGACGATCTCGCCCTGGACGACGAACCCGACGGGGCAGAGGACGATGTCGGAGAAGACCTCGACGCCGCCCTTGCCGAGGCCGAGGAATGA